TAATGAATAAAAAGAAGATCAATGATAATAATAATTCATTAAAACTAAAAAATACGATAACGGATAATGATGTAAATGATTTGAAGTCATTTATTATAGATAAGAACCGATATATACAGGAAATTATACGAAACACGATAATTTCAATAAAAAGAAATAAATTTTATGAAATATTTAGTAATACTGATATATCATTATCTACAAATGTTCTCAATGAATTGTACGAGAAAACGAAAGAGATAATCACCAATTGTAATGATAATAAGGTAGATAATAATACTAATATAGAATTATTACAAAAAATAATAGATAAATTGTCGTTAATAATATGTGGGTTTGGAACCAATAATATAGATGATTTATTATTTATAAGTTTTGGTTCTCAATATGTGAATATAAAAGTTGAAAATCCATATATAAAAGATAAATATGACTTGATACGTAAATACATACAGCCCATTGGATATAAAATAATACATTGGAAAAATAAATCATATAAGCAGGATTTTACATTATGCTCGAATAAAACGACTGACCAAACATTTCAGATAGATTCAGCAAATATGTTTGAATGTTTTGATGTAGAATCGAATGTGCGTTTTTTTCATCAAAAGATATATGGAATACGAGTAGTGATACAGAATGAAAAATTAGGAAAAACATTAGTAATAAATGGAATAGTAGATGATATACAATTAGAATGTTTTAATAATAAATATATAGATAAAAGGAAGGAAGAATTAATAAGCAATATAAGTAATTTACAGGCGAAAGAAAAGGAATTGATGAAACGAATAATAGATACATTAACTTTTAAAGATATATTAATCTATGGAAATGATGATATATATAAGCGAATGTTCTCGATTATTACAGAAGTGAATATGATAAAAAACAATAAATTAGATATAACAATAAAACGATTTTTAGAAATGGATATATGTTCTCAACGAAATTTATTAGTAAATCTTTTGATATATAATACTGAGGATGAGATACAATATATAACATATTTATTATATGATTTAATATCAGTGAGTTCGAGTGATAATATGGATACTAGCGAGCAAAATATGATATATAATAGCTTACCAAATAAGATAAAGGCGTATTTTAAGGATGCAATAAAATATACAATGAAATATACTCATGATATGATGCAAAAGTATGATATAAATAGAATCACATTAGAACAACAGATATATTTGATGAAAGCGAATGATAATGTGAAGGAGAAGGCAATGGTAAAATTAAAAGAAATAAAGGGTAAATCGGATGAATCAGGGGCAAAAGCCAAGCAATATTTGGAAGGTCTTACCAAGATACCGTTTGGAATATACAAAGAAGAGCCAATATTGAAGAGAGTGAAGGATATGAATTCCCAATTTTTCAAGATATTAACAAATTACCAAGAATTTTTCGGTAATACATATATCATAGAGAAGAAGGAAAAATATACGAATATAGAGATTTTAAAATTTATAGTAACAGCAAAAAACCATATATTTGAAAATGTTCTCAATTATATAAAAGATAATATAAAATCACAAACTACAAAACAGATAACAACCATCCTACATTATATAAATAATATAGTCAAACAAGAAAAAGATAAACCATTGATATTAATGAAGCAAACCAAAAACAATCAAACCAATGATATTATGAAGTATATAAATGAGAACTATAAAATAAATAATAAGATGTTATTAGATATCTATGATTTAATTCGCTCAAGTTCTCCATATTCATTATCAAAAACCATCACCGAAATGAATTTATTACATACGAATGTGAATAATATTGAAATAGATATGAATACCATTACTGAGACATTGGATGAATCGATATATAGTCATAAATATGCCAAGAATCAGATATTAAAAATAATAGGACAATGGATGAATGGAGAACAAACGGGGTATAGTTTTGGTTTTGAAGGTTCTCCAGGAATAGGAAAAACTTCATTAGCGAAGAAAGGATTATCAGGATGTTTAAAGGATGAAAATGGAGTATCTAGACCATTTAACTTTATAGCATTAGGAGGTTCTTGTAATGGTTCAACATTAGAGGGTCACGGATATACATATGTAAATTCTACTTGGGGGCGAATTGTAGATATATTGATAGAATCGAAATGTATGAATCCGATAATATATATAGATGAGTTAGATAAGGTAAGTAAGACAGAGAATGGAAAAGAGATAATCGGTATATTGACCCATTTGATAGATAGCACACAAAACGATACATTTCAGGATAAATATTTTAGTGGAATAAACATAGATTTATCGAAGGTATTATTTATATTTTCGTATAATGATCCAGAGCAAATAGATAGAATATTATTGGATAGAATACATAGAATAAAGTTTGATAATTTATCATTAGATGATAAGATAGTGATAGTGCGAAAATATATAATACCAGAAATCAATAAGAATATGGGTTTTCAGAATATAATAGAATTATCGGATGAAATTATCGAATATATAATAGATAATTACACGATAGAGCCAGGAGTAAGAAAGTTAAAAGAGATATTATTTGATTTATATGGTGAGGTAAATATCGAATTGTTGAAATGCACGGATAAAGATATGATAAACATACCAATAATAATAACGGAGGAATTGTTAGAAAATAAGTATTTAAATAAATATCATAAAATAGAAGAAAAGAAGATACACGAGAAAGCGGAAGTGGGAATAATAAATGGATTATGGGCGAATGCATTAGGTAGAGGGGGAATCATACCAATCCAGACGATGTTTTTCCCATCGACCACCTTTTTAGATTTAAAATTAACTGGATTACAGGGGGATGTAATGAAGGAGAGTATGAATGTGGCCAAGACATTAGCGTGGAATTTAACGAGTTTAGAACGTAAAAAGGTATTGATAAAAGAATTTGAAGAGACAAAATGTCAGGGGTTACATATCCACTGTCCAGAGGGAGCAGTATCAAAAGATGGACCATCAGCCGGAACAGCAATTACGATAGCGATATATAGTTTATTGAATAATAGACCAATAAAAAATAGCATAGCGATAACTGGTGAAATAAATTTACAAGGTGAAGTGACGGCAATCGGTGGTTTAGATATAAAAATAATAGGAGGAATAAAAGCTGGAGTAAAAACCTTTTTATATCCAGAAAAAAATAATAGGGATTTCGTAGAATTTATGAAAAAATATGAAAACAAAGCATTGATAAAAGATATAGAATTTAAAGAAATCAAACATATAAATGATGTATTTGAGTTAGTTCTCGAATAAAATATATTTATATAATATAAGTTTTAGTAGAATGGATTTAAATTTAATAACTTTTGGATATTTATTTTTTCGTTTAGCACCGTTTATATTAGTATGTTTTTTTACCTTAGCATCGTTTTTTAATCAAGATTTCAAAGGATTGGTATATTTAATAGGTCTAATATTTGCGTGTTTTTCAACAATGATGATTGGAAATTCATTACCGATTGTTCAGCCCGAAAATACAAACGAATTATGTAATATAATAACAATAGGAGGAACCCCTGATTATTCAAAATTACCATTAGGTCAATCTATATTTGGATATACGTTTGCATATTTGATGTTTATTATATTAAATAACAAATTGGTATTACAAAATCTACCAACGATTATATTTTTTCCAATTATTATCAGTAGCGATATCTTATGGAATATGACGAATAACTGTTATACATTGGTTCAATTATTGGTATCATTAACAATAGGAGGTTTGATAGGTTTATTATGGGCATATGTTATCAATAAAACAAAAATGACTCAATTCCAATACTTTAATCAAATATCAGGAAAACAAGCTTGTACAAGACCAAGCAAAAGCACATTCAAATGTAATGTATACAAAAATGGTAATTTGATATCAGGTACTACCGTATAAAATAATTTATAGAAAAAAATAAATTATTTTACATATTGAAGTATTTCAAATTAGTGCTGAACCAACTCATCAATAACCCAGATAAACGTTCTCTATATAAATCGTCAGCAATCATATGAATGCTTTTATGTTTATCTCTAAAATGCATAATAAAATTATTGATAATATTTAAAGTGACTGCTTTTGAGTATTTATCATTCAAATCAGCCACATTAAATAGAGGTAATCCTTTTTTTTCATTTACAGCATTGTGAAAATTAAAAAGCATTATTTTTAAATCTTCTTTGGTTCTAATAGAATTAAAATTAATACCATTTAAATATTGAACGGCGTGCGATGCACACATAGGACAAGGTAAATTTTTACAGATAGCATAAATATTATTTAATAATTCCGTTTTAATAACAGGAAAATATTCATCTTTTATTTTTTCAGCGAGTGTATGAAAAATAAACCATGTAGGTTCTCCCCATTTCATTTTTTTTTTATTAGATTGTTTCACTGGATTGGAATTTGTAGAAACAATATTATCAACAGGAATATCCCGTTTCGTTGGAATTGGCTCAATCGGACGAATCTGACGAATAATGCGTTTTTGTGTTGTATTAAGAATTATATTATTTTGATTATTTTTATTTTGATTGGCGGGTGTATAAATATCATTAATGTTACCTTTTCTTATAGAAGTAAATTTTAATTGATTCATCTGTATATATATTGAATAGTATAAAATTTCGAAAATAATCCTAAATAGGTATAATAATTATATGGAATAACATAAAAATATAATTATATTATAAATTATTATATAATGGAAACTAAAGAACAATTAAAAAATTCGATCAAAGAATGGGTAAAAATAGATAATGAGATTCGAGCCTTAAATGAAGAAATGGTGAAAAGAAAAAAAGAGAAGAAAGAAAGGTCTGCGGAATTAATGAATATAATGAAAAAAAATGAGATTGATTGTTTTGATATAAAGAATGGTCAAATAATGTACTGTAAAAAAAATATCAAGAAACCAATAACTAAAAAAATGCTAATGGATGTATTGTCTAAATATTTTAAAGGTGATGTAACAAAAGCTTCTGATGTTAATAACTTCATCCTGGATAACCGAGAAGAAGTTGTTAAAGAAACTATTGTTCATAAAATATCAAAAGACTAATTTAGCACTTAACTAATATAATACTAACATAACCCGAATTCTGGTATAGTATATTTTTCATTTATTTTTTCATATTTAGCAATTATTTGTGGGTTTTCTTTGCCCTCCATTACATCTTCGGTTTTATATACATTTCCGATGTTATCAATATAATAGACGATTCCAAATATATCTTCTGCAAATACTTCTACTTTTTTAGTTATGGCATTTTTGTCATCAGCTAATACCATTCCATTAGGAGTACCTTTAGAGTGTGTGCCGCAGAACTCACAGTCTTCCTTACGCCGTCGTGTGCATTGTTCCCCGTTTGCACGTTTTGCGTTACATCTATTTGAACAAGGTATTGAATTCTTAATACGCTTACGTTTATTTAAATCATCTTTAGAAATACTAAATCGTTCATACTCATATACAAATTCGATTAATTCATTCATTTTTATATTATCGAATGCTAAATCTGAAATTTTTTTTCGGATATCATCTTTAAAACCAGTGATATAGGACTCAAATTTTTTATTAATGCGTTTTTCCATATTCTTCTACTAAGGCACGGGAATAATATAATTATGTTATAACAGACAGATCCTTGGAATTCGGGGAGTATAATATACATATTAACATACGTTTATATTCAATTTTTTATAATATTTATGAAAAATAATATAAAAAGACTTTTCTATTTTTTAATCACTCCATTCATCTGGAATATGTTTCGCACCACCAAGATACTTTACCGCATACTTTTCTTGTATCATCCATTCATTCACAAATAAATCACCTATATAAACATCAGCTAAAATTCTACCATATTTCTCAGTAGAAACATTTTTCAGAGTAATTACTTTATTCATTATCAAGTTACTTAAAGCATCACGTGCTTTCTTTGCTAATTCTTTTTCTGTTTTTGTTTTTCCTTTTATTTCGGGTGTATCTATTCCACTAAGTCTTACTGAAAATCGATAAATAGGTTCAATTGTATTAGGTAATATAGCTGCTATAGTAAACGTATCGCCATCATATACTTTGATTACTTTTCCAGTAGTAATTGGAGGCACAAAGGGTATAGTATTACTATAAGTAATTAGGTCTAAATACTCCATATTCATATGTAAAGATTTTATTGTTTCTAATGTAATATAATTATCATCTTTTTTTGCGTCTAATTGCACCGCAGACGTATTGCCATAACATAAAAATCGATTTATAACTCTTCTTACAAAGTTCATATTTAGTGAAGTCCAAATGGAACTCTACTACAAATCAATTTTTCATTATTATAATCGACATAAAGCTTTCTTTACATATTATAATAGATGATGTATGATTCAATAAACGATAAAATAATTATAGAAGAAAAACCAGAAAACCCCAATTTATTGTTGAATATATTCAAATCATTTTCTATAATTATTTCAATTGTTTCGTTTATAGCTATATGCAGTAAAACCTATAAAACGAGTGATTCAAGTAAATCATCAATCTTTATAAGCACCATCAATGCAAATAATATATTAGAATCCGTTAACTCAGAGTATATTATAAACGTTTTAGCAGAAGACCCTACATATGGTGTTATAAAGTCAATTGATGATTTACCGTGGGATATGGTAATCGAACCATATAAAAAACAAATTATATCCATCGATTCTTTTACTATATCAGATAAAATAGTTGATTTAGCGAGTTATATGGTTTCTTGGAATATAAACAATGAATATTATTATGGTGACCAACAACAAATCACCATAAATGTCACAGGTGTATATGATGGCACGGTATATATATCATCAAAAACGGCGGTAAATTCAATTTATACATATGATTTCAAAGTGGCGGTCAAGTATGTTCGTCGCGAAATTCGTACATTATCAAATGAAGACCGCGAAATATATTTTTCTGCATTAGAATTATTATATTCATTAAGTGAAAGTGAAGGTCAAGAAAAATATGGGTCTAAATTCCATACAGCTAAATATTTTTCATATAAACATTTAACAGGTGCAGGAACGACTGATTGTGACCATTGGCACGATGGTGCAGGAATCATTACACATCATATGGCTTTTACGTTAGAATTTGAACAAAGTTTACAATCAATTAACCCAGCCATAGCCAATCCTTATTGGGAATACGGTATGGATACATATTTATATGATTCGTGGTCAGAATCCCCTATGTTTGATGCCGATTGGTTTGGTATGTCGAGTCCGATAAATACAGAACATAAAATCGATGATGGTGGTAGATGGGATGGATTATTGGTACCAGATGGCGACGATTATGCAGAATGGAGTATAGTAGAAACTGGTTCATTAAACCCATATGTAAATGGATTTGGTCATATGCGTAGTCCATGGAATAATAATCCATTTCAGGAAGTAGGACGACATAATAAAACATATTCAATGACACAATACGATACAATGCCTACTTGTTCCACATTACAATCTTGTTTCAAAAGCACATCGTTGGCGGATATAAATGATTGTTCCAATGGCGAAACCCACGGCCCAGTACATATATTGATTGGTGGTGCGTGGGGTGATGGAAATTTATTTAGTGATGAAGATGTAACAATGGTACAAAAGCCCGATAAATTATTATTTTTCAAAGTATTATGGCGAATGGGATACACACGTTGTCCAGATACGTGTTCATATGGCACCCCGTGTAAATGTGCTATTCCACAACAATATATTGATGAATATGGTGCCGAAACGATTTTAAAAACGACCAATGTATATTATGCTTTAGAATCTCATTTAAAAGATGCGGATGATGAGTTGTTTTTAAAAGTTTTGAGAGCAATTGAAGACCCGGGAATAGCAGGTGAGATGTTTTCTTCAGCTGCCGCATATGACCCAACATTTTGGCCATTACACGGACAAATCGAACGAATACTGGGTGCAAAAAGAATAATGATATCACAAGGAAGTATTACAGATTTCGATGAAACGTGGGCATACACAGAATATAATAAGGCATCGGGTGCTGCCTATTTGAATGGAGTATGTGATTGGTCGAAAGTGGCAGGGTCTGGCGATTTGACATTACCCACGTGTACATTGGATGTCGTATGCGATGGTCATAATGAAGATGATGTCTTAGAATTTTCAAATTTTTTGAATATGAATGAAGAATATACAAATATAGATTTCTATGAATTTATACATCCGTGGTCAGAAGAATTACCATATACATATGATACGTGGGATTTTGACTATTGTTCCGAACAAGGATATCCTTTTACAGCCACTACTGGCAGTAATACCAATACTATGCCAAGTAATAACTTATTACCTCCGGGTAGTATTCCAGGAAAATAAAATATATTTTTATTTACAAAATATATTTTATCGATTACAATATTTTTTCGGCGACGACATAACCATTTCGAATTTTTTATTGTTTTATAATTTTCCAACATTTAACCGCACCTAATTTATAGTCATCACTTTTGTATTTTTTCATATAGTAAATTAAGAAAAAATACTCATATTTTGTGCGAACAAATGTCCAAAGGTGTATAATATAAAATGTATAATACGTTTAATATATTTTGTGTAGTAATTATAAATATATTTTCAATTATTTTTGTAAAATACTAACATAAATGCCATTATGCCAACGTTTTTGTTCTGGACTACCCCACGCAGGATGAGTATCATCATTGGTAGTTCTTATTTCCTTACTATATAAATTTTTTAAATTTAATTTTTCAATTGATCTTAATGTTCCATCACGAACATCTTTCCAGTTCCAATCATCTACTATAAATATGAAAATATCATCCAAACAATTATAAAAATGTACTAATGCGTTATAATGACTTTCATTGGTGTGATTACCATCATACATATAAATATTGAATTTTTGTAAAGTTGAAACATCTACATTAAAACAATCATTTTCTATAAAAATTGCATTATTTTCTCCTTTAAATTTTTCAAAATTATATAAAAACTCGTGTTTCGGTCCTCCAAATTCACTCCAATTATCAATACAAACTACTTCTGCTTTATTTCCACACATAGCTGAACATACCGAACTACCTTTCCAAGTTCCAATTTCTATATATCTTGCATGGGGCATATTTAATAAATTATTATAAAAATGTCGAGTATTAATTCCAGTCATACCTTCCATATCTATAATATCTTGTGTAATTTTTGATATATTGTTTTCTGCATTTTGAAAAGATAATTCTATATGATTCTTATAATTTTCCATAATCAATATAAATTCTATATAATAATTTCTATATTAGTTATAATACAATATACTTTCTATAAAAATACGCATTGCGCTAAATGAGAAAAGGCGTAAAATATATCACTTTAGAATAAGAGTATGAAAACGTTCAATGACATAACCTTCTATGGGATTTATATTATATTCTAACATTTCAACTATTTTTAAATAAAAACTTTTTGGATGTTTTAATATATTTTTTTTAGAAACTATAAATTGTGCTCCAGGACCAAATATAAATTCCATATTTCTCTTTTTTTCGTTAAATAATTTTTCATAAACATCTATTAGTGGTAATCCATTATGATAAGGACATCTTGCTAAATCACATTTATATTTAACTAAAGTTAAAAGCTTAAAATCAGTATTAATTTCTTTATTATTTACATAATGATTTAAATGTTCTATTATGTCAGGAAAATGGTCAAATGGGTTTCCTTGTAAAAAAATGGTATAATCTTCCAAATTATCATAATTATCGTGTATGTATTTATAGTAGGTATGTCCTTCTTTGCCTACATTATTTAATAAAATTTCATTGTATCCTTCGTTCAGTTTATTGCCCTTATTATAAATTATTACATTTGGAAATTGTTTTGTCCATTCTACATTTTCATTATATCTTGCTACAACAATAATCATTATATATAATCATTATTATTTTATCTTAAAAAAATATCAGCATAATCCATTAAAACAATTCATAAATGCGTTTAAATATTTCAGAAGCATCAATACATACCAATCGTAAATGTTGTTTCACCATATTTTTATCATTGGCTGATACATAAGCAACTCGAATGACACTATCTGTATTATGTGGATGAAATTTCTTAAAACCACAAAACGAAAACACTTTATCTGTCACATAATATTTTTCATATAATAAATATTCCAATACTTTACCAATAGTATAGTCTTCGTTTTCTAAAATAATATCGAAACAATAGTCCATAGTAGTTTCACTATAATTGATTGGGATAGTATCAGAATCAACCGCTTTTATTAATTCGATAAGCTTATTTTGAATAATAATGCAAGATTTTTTTACAATTTCTATATTATCATAAATTCCGATAGTTTGAATAACAAAATCAAAACTATCTGGGATAAAATGGCGTTGTGCATCTAATAAATAGAAATTTTTCTTTTGGAATTCGATTTCTTCCTTGGTCATTTTTTCAGTAAGTAATTTTTGTTCATATTGTTCCCAAAATTCACTAATTTTCAAAGGGTCTAATGTATTACCATAGGAACATTTGGATACTACATTATACATACTATTATCTTTTGCGGTTCCCACTGAAAATTCCGCAGTTAATTTAATATGTTCTCCTGGTATAGTAGAACTTATTTTAGGTCGTAATCTAGCAAAATCGATGAAAGAGTTCGTTTTTTGACAAGGTGGAAATATTTTTCGTGTTTCTTCTATCGTTAAATAGTTATCATTGTTCTTATTACGAATTTTGAAATCTTCGGTCGTAACATAAATGGTATTCGAACCATTATTTACCACATCTACTTCTAAAACATATTTATCGGGTAATAAATCAAGTTCTTTGATATGAATCGGAATACAACTAATACGTTGTTTGAGAATTTCATTATGTAATCTGGTATTGTTGATTAAAATATTACATTGATTATCTAGATAATTATCGGTTTTAATTACATTAATAGGAATATCAGATAAAATGGTTCGACGAATAGCATTTGCTAAACTAACATTAATACCAGATAATGTAAATTTATATACATCGCCTTCTTCAGAAATATTAGAAATATTTGGATTCATTATATAAAATATGTAAGGATTGTTTTATATATTTTATTAAAGAATAATAGATTCAATTTTTCAGACAAATTATTCATTGGTTAAAACATATCGGTTGAAAAATCGTGTTCTCTCCACGGGCGTTAATAGACCCCATAAAAATTTGATTTTATGGTGAGGATTGATAATTAAACGACGATGAAAATCAAAAAACACAAATTGTTTTATTTCTATTGTTGTCATATCTTTCATAGAAAAATGCCGTTTCAAAATGGTTTCATACCTAGGTTCGATATCATAAACGGGTGCGATATTATTATTACAAAAACGAACCAAATCATTCAATAATATCATTTCATTTGATTCGAACATATAATAATTATCTATCAAATCAAGATCCGAAAAATAACTACGAATATCTTGTAATAGTGTCTTGGATTGTATTTCATAAGTATACGGAATAATATGATTTATCACTATATCTTCAGGTAATAATTTAATATTGATATTATACATTCGTTATAAAGAATGCATAATATATTTTTTACGAAATAATTAATAATCCAATCAATAAAAAGAATACAATTAATGGTAATAAAACTAAAAACCAGGAAATACTTGGATAACCTGCATTACAAATTAAATTTAAAACCCAAGTCCAAAAGAGGATATACATTAATTTAATAATGAAAATAAGTAAAGTACTTGAAACATTACAACTGTGATATCCTATGCAATATCTATCAGTATTTCCTATATTTTGAATAGCAATTACAATCAATGCTATCATAGAGACAACTAAATATAAATGTGATGGCATACATAAGTTTTTTAATCCAACGAATGCCATATTGATATACTAAATAATTAGATAATTATTTACTATCTGGCTAAATAATTATACAATTGGTAGACTATAACGATTATTACCTCCAACCGTTTCTAAGGTCATAATATCATTTGAATTCGACGCAGTATGTAGACCTCCAAGTGCTCCAGCAGCAATAGTTGCACCTCCAACTGTTCCAAAATCTAGACTTGAATTAGAAAGACCTCCTAAACCGCCTTTCATTAATATTGGTTTTCTGCTTCTTTTACTTTGTATTGACTTTTTTATTGATTTTTTGATTGAAAGTTTTTTGATCGAATAACCACCTTTTTGATTACAATTACACCCACCTTTTATTGGCTTACGTTTTCTATATGTTCTAATTTTTCTGGACGATTTTGGCATTTATATATATTATGCCGATAAAAAATAAACAAAATTTTTTATGTATATAACATAACCAACTATTCAATATCTACGTGGGTGAGCATATGTCTTCTGCAACATACATTTTTTAATCCTAAATCATCTAATACAGTTCCTTCTGGTGTTTTTTCTACATTTTCTTTGGTTAAATAAACTATTTTATCTACTTTCATTCCCTGTGCAATCTTAAGACGACGCACTTCATTTAAGAAAAATCTATATTTATCGGCCAAAACATTTCCACAAGTAAAACATTTAACAGGAATAATCATTTTAGTTAGATAATGTATTATAATATTATCACTTTATATTTTTCATAATTAAATTCAATTTTTTCTTGATAAAATATAATTATAATACAAATAATGAATATTCAAGAGATTCAGCTAAATAATAAAAATATTGTATTAATTATTTTATCTATTACTTTTTTATCGTTATTATTGATCATATATCGTATATCAAAGACAGTTAATGAGGGTATATCAGTAAGATCAAGTTCAAAAAAAAAAACTTCGGCGAGTTCGTCTATTAGTGAATTACTTGCTAATTCAAAATTACAAGAATTAAAAGATAGTGAAACAGCATATAGTACAGATAAACTCGATGTTACATATCATGATTCGATCGATAATATTATTGCTACTGTAAATGGGCCTACTTTACAAACATATGATAAAACCGTTATCAATCAAGATGGTGAATCTGTAAATATTACTTTATCTGAGACACTCGGCAATGTATTATATTCTGAACCTGGTACATATAAATATGGCCTACCATCATATGTGCCGTCATATGAAGATAGTATTTTCTTAAGTAAAACATATAACAAATATGCAACATATGATAATGACCATAATACTAGAGAAGTAAATAGTCAAACGGTCGTATAAATCTATACCAGAGTATAACCTTTTGTTGTTTTCTTTTTTTGTTTTGGGGCTACTTCAGTATTCGTTTCATTCGATGAATGTAATTTATTATGACAACTTTCACAAACCGTCAATAAATTAGCTTTATGATTTTTATGAAATGTACCAATAAATCCATCTTCATCTGCATCCTTTTGTTGTTGTAAATGATGTACTTCTTCACCTAGACGTTCCTTACACATTTCACAAAATCCTCGTATTTTTTCCGCATTATATCTAGTGACATTTTGTGTAAGTTCTCCCTTTGTTTCTGGATAATACTTATTTCGAATCGCATAAGCCTTATCTAAAAATTCATCTGTCAAATATAGTGATTTACATACTTCTAATCCGTAAGTTCTCGTTCCTGCACCTTCTTTTAATTTTCTATCATAAACCAAACAGTCTTTTTCTCTATCGTATATTACTGACATATGATTCAACGATAATCGATTCAAATTTTTCACTTCATCATAATGAATAATTTCGTGAAAATGCGTAGCAAATATAAAAGACGCCTGTTTTTCGTGTAATTCCATTAATCCAGCCACAAATATGCTTAATGCCGATTCCGTTTCGGTTCCTGAGCATAACTCATCACCTAATATGAGACTATTTTCATCCGCCATTTTTAAAATAATACGTAATTCAGACATTTCCACTGCAAATGTAGAAAGTCCCTTGAAAATATTATCATTACCAAGTATTCTCGAATAAATAGAATGATAAGGTTTATATAAAAATCGAGAACACGGAACAAACATTCCCGATTGAGCCATAATAATACATATTCCTAATGCTCGAATTAAACTTGTTTTGCCGACTGCATTTGTACCATATAATAAGATTCCATCTTTCGAAATATTTTCGGTATCTTGAGAACCTATACATAAATCATTTGTGACATAAATCTCATTTTGTTGTATATGTTCTATTAAACAATGACGCAACTCGTGTGCATTGACAAATGATTTCGGAGAACCATTATCGACAATTTCTGGCTTACAATATTTATACATTTTTGCGACATATGCCTTACATTGTAAAACATCAATCTTTGCTACATAATTTGCCAAGTTCTCCAAATTCGAGAACCAATCCTTTTCTAATTTATCTAATATTTCAAAATATGTTTCCGCAATGATGGTATTTATTTTATCTTTTGTCGTCAATAACTCTTTACATATTTTATCTAATTCGGGTATTTCAATTTCATCGCACGAATTTGTAATGGAAACAAATTTGATATCTTTTAAATTCATTTCAAAATTAGGATTCGTCAATGTAATTTTTGACATATTATCACCTGGCGAATCAATCATCTTTTTAATGATTTGCTTGAAAGCATTCGCTCGAGTTTTAGTGATTTGTAATGATAAACCAGATTTTTCAGTTTCGTGTATTTTTACATATTCAGTATCTGCATTATTAGTGCTACTAAATTTCATAATAATATTTAATCTATTTTTTACTTCCGTGAATATTTTCATTTTATTAGCGTGTTCATTTATAATTTCATCTAACCTACTTGAGACGCCTGTTTGAATTATATTTTCATCAAAAGAATTCACTGAATTAATATTCTTACAGTTCTCGATGAAAAGCATTTTTTCCAAGAATTGTATGATTTGGAGACAACTGTTATTGATAAATTCAAATTGGTTATCTTTATTTCCGACAATTTCATTACACAAATAATTACATATATCTTTGTTCTCAAATAAACACATATTTAATTGTTGTATAATTCGAATACTATTATGTAATTGGTATAAGGTAGATGGATATACTTTTTTGATAACTAATTGTCGGCATACTTTTTCAATATCGCGTATTTGGCTTACTTGTTTTCGAAATAATTCAACATAATGAATGTTCTCGGGTAAAAGCATTTTTTCTATGATAGAATATTCGGAAGTAAGCCACTCAATATTGGTAGTTGGATTTAATAATTGTGATTGAAACTTACGTCGTCCCATAGGAGAACAACATTTATTTAAAAAAGAGAGAACGGATGATAAATTACCGCTTTTCTTAGAATCGATATTATTATCATCTATGATATTCAATTGTTTTAATGTATGATTGGCGAGAACCATTCTATCACTTGTATTATTAAATTGAGGTATAGAAATATTACGCACCAAATTCGAATTATGTTCTTGGATAAAATTTAATAAAAAACAAAACGCTTGGGTAGCAATCGTATGATGTTGAAATTCTTTACAAATACTATAGGTTTCCTCTCCGTAATATACCGATAAAATATGATTAATATATTTTTGTTTCGTGCAATTGAGAACTTTTTCGGTTTTATTAATACCCGTATCGAATCGATGAATGCTCGTTGTTTTCACACCTGCATATTGTAAAATATTTTGATTTATCTTTTCATCATAGGGAGATAATAATATGATTTCACTGGGTGAAAAAACCGATACATATCGCTCCAATTCATCAAATGTTGTAGGATTCATAATCATTGGCGTTTGATGTTCAAATATAGATGATTTTCCCGTGAAAATATTCACAGTAGCCACACCATAAATAATAGTCTCACGAGTTTTTGATAATTTAGGTTGAGAACTTTTTTCCATTGGTTTGAAGCTATCAATCCATATACACATTATATTATTCGTAATTTGTTGTGAAGTGTCAGTATCATAAGAAATATATGTTCCAGCTGAATATACCCCATAAAAAACACGACTTACTGTTTTACCTTCTTTTTCTTGTATATAAACCACTGCTGTATAAGAATTATCCGTAAGTTTTTGTAAATATTTATCGAGCGTATAATCGCGAAATCCAGCCATAACAACTTGTTGTTCTCGAAATGTTATCTTTTTTTCAGAAATATTCAGTTGACAAATGTGCGAAAACTCTTCTATTTGCGATTCGGTAATATTACCATTTTCGATATGTTTTAAACCATATACTTCAAAAAAGGCACCTACTTGTAAGAGAACAATGGTTTTTTCACCATATTTCTGTTGATATTCCTTGGTAAGGTCTATATATTCATTCATAATATTAGGAGGAGTTTCGATTTTCTTATTCATTTTTACAATGGTTATATACAAGTTCTCAAGTGTTTATATTTTTTTCATAATTTATTTATGATATGGTATTTAGAAAATTGACTTACTTTTTATCTTCAATTTGAAGTTAAAAAGAAAATAATACAATAATATATTACAATGAATACGATATTTAGAGATGAAGAACTGCACATACCAAATAAAAAACATCAAGAACAACATAAAGATAATGGGTATGGCTTTTATTGTGATTTAGACAATGATATCGAAAATGATATAGTAGAAGAAGCAATCAAATATAATAAAAAAACAATTGATGATTTGTCATATAATTCAGAAATGCACAAACTTGAATTAAAATATAAATTAATAGTGGATTATTGCTTATTCGCGTTGTTTACATTCTCTTGTTCAATGCTTATTTTGCAGATGTAATAAACCTTACGTTATAGATTTTATGAAATTACACAAGGACATTTAGGTTCTCGTTTTGGATATTGCGGTGCTACTTCTGTTGTATCTGGTATATCTATCAATCCTTTTAGTATCCTATTATTTGGTTTAATAGTGAGAGTTGAAAATTTACCAATTGACGTTAATTTATATTCGTCTTTATTTGATAGTTTAATAATTTTATTGTATTTTACAATAAGATGTAGAAATATTTCATTAAATATATCGTTTACTGATGTATTTTTTAACTTCATATTAAATATTTTTTCATACGTCTGTTTTTCTCTTTTATTCAAATTATATTCTTTGCCATAAATCATAGTATTTAAAACTATCTGGTTCCATTCTTTATTAACTATTGGATTACCATAATTATGAATATTATCATTATCGAGAACATAATCCATTAAATAAATAATAAATTCTAAAGATTCAAATAGTTTTGAAGTATCTGGAATATTTTCAAAAAATCTCAATTCAATTCCGTGATTCATATGTTTATTAAAGTTTATATCAATCCCTATTTCGGATAATTTATTATAACCATTTTTCTTATAATACTCATTGAACCACCAAAAATCTAATTTATTACATATAATATCACCTAGTAATTTTGTCAATATTTTTCCTTTAGGCATTTCATCGGTATCATAAGTTCCAATTCCAATATATCTAGATATAGCACATCGTTGAGATGACTTTGAATAATAATTTTGTTTCGAATAATCAATCATTTGTGAAAAAGGATCAGGAGAACCATATACGGCTATTAAAAATGGTTCCATCCATTGAATTATTTTGATTGCTTTTTTATGGTCATTTACAAATTTATCATAATCTTTTATTTTACATTTTTCATTTAATTCACAAGGCAAAGTAATATTATAATGAATTGTACCATTATTAAACATCGAAATATTATAAATATTTGTCATATACGTAGCAAACGGATGATTTTGTGTAATGAAATTAACTTTACCATATTGTGAAAAAACCCCCAATGATTCAAATGATTTATTTACATTTACGATAAATTCGTCTTTTGTATTATTTAATTCGTCTATCATATCCTGTATTGTCGTATTAAAAAAATAAAGCGTATTTATTTCTATGGTATCGCCGTCAAATAACCATTTATCATTTATGGTATCAATAAAATAACTATTGTCTTTTTGTAAGCTTTCAATTAAAGTTTCGCCTATGAATTTTGGATTAGGCTCACATAATTTCGTATAAAGAGTTTTCGAATTATTTAATTTATCAGTTCTCGTAAATGAATTAGAGTTCAATAATAATGGAATATCTATAGTATTTGTGGCAATACTATCTACATAATATTTCAAAGATTCATCTAATTGGAGTTTTTTATAGTTTGTATAATAATCTACGCTATAACGTTCTCTCTTTCGTTTATCTATGATATCATCCGTCGGTTTAACTATTTGCTTTTCGAACTCTAAATACAATTCGTTTTCTATACCCATGCCCCAATATATAGAATTCCTTTTATAATGTTCTCTATATTTTATATGTTTATCATCAACAACTTCATTATTTTCTTCATCAGTATATTTATTATCCATATATGCTATAATATTATATTATATTTTTTACAATTATTATAATATTATATAATTTTTGGTTGCGATAGTAATTTACATTTTGCAATGCATATTCAATAACAATATTGATTATAATTAAAAAATTTGTATATTTTATTTTATATTAGTATTATAAATATCCACAATGAATAACAATTGTAATGTATTGTATATAAGAAATGAAAATAACAACAAAGAATATAGAACACCAATAGTTCCAGAAGATATACCTATATTATTATCATTTGGATATACTGTTTATATAGAATCGTCTAAACATCGTATATTTTCAAACGAAGAATATATGAAATATGGAGCAATTATAACAAATGAAAAATGGTATATGCCGTGTTTTGAAAATGCATTAATTATCGGATTGAAGGACGTCGTTGAATTAGATAAATTATATTACCATAATCATATGTATTTTGCTCATTGTTATAAGCAACAAATAGGATACCAAACTATATTGAATGCTTTTTCATCATCCTCAAGTATATTATATGATTTTGAATATTTTGTTAACAATAATAACAAAAGAGTTATATCATTTGGATTTTATGCAGGGATTGCAGGTTGTATTCTCGGTTTATTACAATTTATACATAAAAAATTATTTAAAAAAAACATTTCGAATATAAATTATTGGAATTCAATATACGACGTACTGTTATATATTATAGATAATCAATATTTATTACATAATCTAAATATTTCAATAATAGGTGCCAACGGAAAATGTGGAAAAGGGGTTCAATCTATTTTACAAAAATTAAAATTAAATTATACGATTATTGAAAAATACGTAGATTCTAGTACTTTCGCTAATACTGATATATTATATAATTGCATATTATTAGATGATAATTATAATGAAGTATGGTTTGACGAAACTACTCATCAAAATAATCCAATTATAATAACCGATATTAGTTGTGATTATTCAAAAAGCAATAACCCTATTAAATTATATAATACGAATACAACTTGGGAAACTCCTGTATTTTCATATAATGAAAATATTGATATAATCGCCATAAACAATTTACCGTCACTAATACCAAGAGAAAGCTCAACATATTTCTCATCAACCTGTACTGAATTACTTACCAACTCTGATGACCAAACGAAAACTTATTGGAATAATACTAAAAAAATGTTTCATAATAAAATTGCAAATATTGACGAATTCCAATGTTGATTCTATTTATCGTCACTACCATTCATAAAATTGTAAAGCAAATAATCTGGATTATGATTTTGTACTTCACCGCATATCAATATCGAACTCTCGTACATTTTACGTAAAATATCATTCGGGGCAGTTGACCCCACTTTCAACAAACCTCTTTTTATCAAATACTTTTTAATATCTTGTATAGGCACCTGTTTTAATAATTGTGATTTAGTCGTTATATTATTACGAATTGTTTTATTCGATACAAGTACTGAAATCTTTGGCAATAATTTTGATTTACCAATCTTATAAGTTCTCCGTATTGTTTTTTTTTGTTTTAACCGTTTCAATTGATTCTTATTCTTAATTAATTGTAACTTTTCCATCGTTTGTTTCATCTCACTTATTCTTTGCATATTCTTATTTATGTTCTCTTCGACGATTTGATTCGGCGTTTTTATTTGGTTCATACTATCATTTGTTGATATATTTATTGGCGTATTTATTGGCGATTGTATCGGATTTATTATAGTAGGACTTACAGGATTCGAAACAGTTATGTTCTCAATAATAGGATTATTTTTCTGTGTTTTATTCATTAACCAATTACGATAAGTTGGTAAAGAACCTCCTTTCAAACAACCATACTGTGGTTTTGGTATATATGATGATTGTCCTTTCATCGGTTTCATTATACTTGAAACATTTTGTATTTGAGAACTTGTATTATTTACGATCGGTTCTGTTACATTATTTGGAAATTCTAATGATACATTTTCAATTGGATTTCTATATAAAAGAGATTGTGGCTGAGTTGGATATTTTCGAATCGTTGAATTTAAATTATTCATTTTTTCTTTCGTCGAATTATCTTCAATTAATTTATTTAAAAATTCTTTCGAGTTCTCGAAATCACTTATGAAACTATCGGATTCTCTTTTTTCATTTTTATTTGTTATTTTACTATCATCATCTTGTAATAATTTTCTATAATTATCCTCTTGATGTTGTCGTATCATTCTTAAAATAGAACGTTTTTTCAAAGTATCCATTTTACTTTTAGCAGGTGTGGATTTGATTTTGATTCCAGATGAATTAGCATCACCTTTATTACGTTTTTTACGAGTCGTATTAGACGTGAACTTTAATAAATCTGGATTAAATTGTATAGTTTTTCTATCCGTCATATTAATTATTATTTATTTTTATTCTTATAGTATATTTACAATAAACAAAAAGATTTTTATTGTAAAACTAATTCCTAAATATAGTTGTTACTATGCATAAATTTTATTTTCAAACCATAAATCTGCGTGATATTTTTCTCCCTTATCTTTCTGTTCATCTCGGTATTCTTTATAAACTTCTAATATTGCATCTTTTCGAGAACCTCCTGCTTTTGATATTACTAAACCATTATCGTAAATATATTCATAATCAAATGCATCATATTCTTCCTTTGTAAAATATTTTTTTAAATGTAATGGCCCTGTCGGTTCAAGCGTTCCACCACCATAAAATTTATTCTTTACATTTTCCACGATTCCATTGATTGCATCCATTAATTTGGGGTTTTTTGGTTTTGATACAATTAAACATGTGCATACCCCTCTACCTGAACCTTCAAAATCTTTCGCGTAATGTTCTTTATCAGTCAATGAAATAAATTTAAAATTATTTATTGGAGTAAATTTTATATCTAAATAAATACCCCCATTCACATATAGAGTGCAAAAACGCCATAAATCAGATTTATAAGATAATGGTACTAGTTTATCATAACTTTCTATTACATTTTTATCAAAATTTTTTTCTATAAGTTCTCGACAATCTTTCAAATCACATAAATTGTATTCGAATTCGGGGTTTTCTTTTTTTATTTTATCTACACACTCCTGCATTTTTTGCGGTAAATCTTTGGTATGCCACGTTTGATATATTTTAAGAGGTATTTCTGTATGTGATCCTAAATGTTCTCGGTATCCATATACATATTTATAAATACTATATCCAATGATTACTAATAGGATGAATATTGCAATGATATATAAATAATTTTTCTTTATAAATTTGATATTCATATTATTGGTTATTCTATTATAATATGATAATAAAATATTTTTTACTATTATTCTATACTGTATGGTTGTAAATACGATTTTGAATTAATGTTTTATCTGCATATATCTAGCGAAAAATAAAGTATTTACATAATATATAAATGACTAAAAAAGAGTCTTGTTCTGACGAGGAACATTCCAATTCAGATTATTCTGACGATGAATGCGAACATAAAAAGCTTTGTAAAAAATGCGAAAAAAAACGTAAAGAAAAATCAAAAAAATGTGGAAAATGTGAAAAACAAGAAAAACATAAAGTCGAAACCATAAAAGATGTGAAATGTAAAACCGAAGGACAAAACATTGTCATCACCATAAAACAATGTTGCCCTTAGTTTTAGTTTGTGTTGATCTATTTACAAATTGTATTTTACAATGGCTGCATATATCATCTAGCAAAAATATTTGTAATAAATATTATAATATGAATAATATATATAATAATCATATTATATGCCCAAAAACGATTGTTGTGATTCTGACGAGGAATGTTCAAGCACTTGCTCTAATTCTCGAAAACGCCGTGATTCTTGTAAATCTGAAAAAAAATGTAAAACCCCAAATAAAAATGTAAAAAAATGCCGTGACGGTAAAGATGGTAAAACAGGGTTAGATGGTAAAGATGGTAAGGACGGGGAAAATGGTAAAGACGGTAAATCCGGGCGTGACGGCAAAGATGGCCGTGATGGTAAAGATGGTGAAAATGGTAAAGACGGCGAAGATGGACGAGATGGACGTGATGGAAAAGATGGCAAGGATGGTAAGGATGGTGAAAATGGTAAAGACGGCGAGGACGGACGAGATGGCCGAAACGGCAAAGATGGACGTGACGGTAAAGACGGTGAAGATGGCGAAGATGGTCAAGATGGAAAAGATGGTGAAGATGGATGTGATGGTTGTGACGGAAAAGATGGTCGTAACGGCAAAGATGGCGAAGATGGATCTGACGGCAAAGATGGTCGTAACGGCAAAGATGGTAAAGATGGGTGTCAAGGACCAAAAGGCGAAGATGGTTGTCGTGGCGAACGCGGCGAAAAAGGTCACACTGGACCAAAAGGTGATACCGGGGATAAGGGTTGTCGCGGCGAAGACGGTGAAAAAGGTGAAAAAGGTGAAAAAGGTGAAAAAGGCGACACTGGACCAAAGGGTGATACCGGAGATAAGGGTTGTCGTGGTGAAGATGGTGAAAAAGGTGATACCGGACCAAAAGGTGATACCGGAGATAAGGGTTGTCGTGGTGAAGATGGTGAAAAAGGTGATACCGGACCAAAAGGTGAAGATGGTGAAAAAGGTGAAACCGGCTCAAAAGGTGAAACCGGCCCAAAAGGTGAAACCGGCCCAAAAGGCGAAACCGGCTCAAAAGGTGAAAAAGGTGATACCGGCTCAAATGGCACAAACGCAATTATAAATTTTGCTGATTTTTACGGATTAATGAGTGGAGTGATTGGTCAAGTGAACGATAATCCAAACGCGATAGAACCCGGTGAATCTATAAATTTTCCAAATCCTGCTATAAATCCATATGGTTCTATACAAAGATTATCAGGAACAAGTGCATCTGAATTTGTATTGCCAGCAAAAAGCGTTTTCGAAGTGACATATGGGGTTACTATTCAAAATACAGGTGAATTAGTAATTGTGTTAAATGGAATAGAATTACCAATGACGATTGTAGGTAAATCGGGAGGTGGGCAAATTGTTGGTATGGCTATTATTTCAACTCCAGTGGGTGTTCCATCGGTACTAAGTATAAACAATCCTTTGACCGCGAAAGAAGGTGGTTTGAAAGTAGATGAAGCAACTGGCGCATTATCTAAACCTTTATCGTGTCATTTAATCATAAAACAATTGTTCTAATAAAATATTATATCCAATGTAATAAATTCGATATAATAACACTTAAATAAAAAGCGTATGCATAATGGTATTATCCGGTTTTTTGGTTTTATTCGCCAACATCATTTCAAACCCTTTATTCATATCTTCTAATGAAATCTTTTTACGAACTTCAATATCCTTACCATATATTCTTCGTCCGTGTGATATCTTCGTATAAGATAACAATAATTCCATATCTCTACCAAAACTAGTAAAATCATTTTTCTTCTCGATAAACCATTTTTCAGTAATTTTCTCTTCATCCTCAAACGACCATTCATTTTCAGCGACCTTCTTTTTAAAAATTTTCATCATTTCGGCTGGTGTATATTTATCCATCATAAACCGCCATATAAATCGCGATTCCAAACCACGATTTGCTTTAAAAAAAGTTTCTTCTAATTCTTCTTTATATCCAGCAATAATTACCATCAAATTATCTTTATGGTCACTTAATGCTTCACATATTGTATCAATACATTCCTTCGAGTAAATATCACTATTATCCGAACTAGCTAATGAATATGCTTCATCTATGAATAATACCCCCCCTAAACATTCATCTATTACTTTTCTAGTTTTTAATGCAGTTTGACCTAAATATCCAGCAATTAAATCATTTCGGGTTACCTTTCGGAATACATTATTTTTTAATATACCCAGTTTTGCATACATTTCACCGACAATTTTAGCTACTTCCGTTTTACCAGTTCCTGGTTGCCCATAAATAACCGTATGTTTAAATTCACTTACATTTTGACCCTTGTGTAAGCCTTGTATAAAATATAACATTTGGTCTAATATTGATTTTTTCATCGAATTCATACCTATCATATTATTCAACTTTATCAATTCATTTTTTACGTTATGTAATGATTTCAAATCAATATTATATTCTATATCAGCACTATATTCGTTCTCATTAATTATTTTTAATAAATCTTCTAATTTCTCTACTACTACGTCTATATTTTTTTTCTCTTTTTCTTTTGCTATAAAATTTGTTGAAATATCTATCTCGTGTTTTTTCATCCATATATCATAAGAACTCCTAGTATTCCATCGTGATGGTGAATATATACTATAATAATTTGTACCTGTAAAATTCGTATCAGCAAAATTATTATTAATATAATCATAATTTATTGTATTTAATAAATTCATAAAATCAATATATCGACAATCGCGTCGTTCTCGATGCTTATCCAAGAAATTTATAAAATTTTCTGGATTATAACTCATTTTTAGGTTTAATTATATATAACCTTCCTTTTATTTCTATTACAAAATATATTATTTACGTATCAAATAAAATATTTTATAGAAACAAGTTAAAAAATTGAAAATATAATTATATTAGTGGGTTGATTATAATAATCGACCATATGAATTACCAAACTCAATCATCGTGTGATTCTTCACAAACTACCAAGGTTACTGCGGTAGCCCCGAAACGAACCATAAAAATTAATAAAAAACCATTAAAAGTCGATTCGCCTCCGCCTTCCAAAGTAGATGATATTATTTCAAAAACTCCGGATACTACTGTACAGTTAAAGGAACTGATGAATGAAGAAAAACTCATTGAAGAACAAATTGACCAATTGCATAAATCTGTTTCGAAGGATGAAAAAGGTATTTTATCACATCTTGGTAATTATATCGAAGAACCGTTTCATATCATTGAATCATACTTTCAAGGGCAGTATCTGGAACGTTTAGTTCGCCACCAAATTGAATCCTATAATCATTTTGTAAATTATCAAATACAAAGAACTATTCATATGTTTAATCCAGTAAAAATTCATTCAGATAATGATTATGTGTCAGATAAAGATAAATATTTATTAGAAATTTTGATTTCATTCAATAATTTTAAATTATATCCACCACAAATTCACGAAAATAATGGTGCAACTAAAATGATGTTACCACAAGAAGCAAAGCTAAGAAACTTTACTTATGCTTCTACTATGACTGTTGATTTAAATATTCAATATGTCGTTCGAAATTCGGAAAGCATGGATAATCCAAAAATCATCGAAAAAGTATTACCTAAAATCAATATCGGTAAATTACCTATTATGTTGAAATCATCTGTATGTATTTTATCTCAAAATAAACAAATTCATTCTCAATATACTGGAGAATGTGCGATGGATTGTGGTGGTTATTTTATTATCAAAGGTTCAGAAAAAACTGTATTAGGACAAGAACGTGCAGCAGAAAATCGGGTATATTGTTTTGATGGAAAAAATACCACCAAATGGAATTGGTTCGCCGAAATAAAATCAGTACCTGATTTCAAATGTATTTCACCAAAACAAGTAGAAATGATGATTGCTAGTAAAAATAATGGCTTCGGTAACGGCATTTATATCACTATTCCTCGTATCAAAAATCCTATCGAATTATTTGTCTTATTCCGTGCTCTTGGAGTAAATTCGGATAAAGAAATTTGTGAATATATTGTCTTAGATATCCAAGATAAAAATAATACGGAAATATTAAAATGCTTACAAGCTTCTATTATTGATGCAAATAAATATATGACACAAGAAGATGCAATTCGTCATATTACAGCTTCTGTTGCATATACTCCATTAAATATGGATAAAGAAACTGGTGCTAAGAAAAAACGCGAATTCACCATTGAAGTATTGGATAATGATTTATTTCCTCATTGTCAAACCTTACCACAAAAATTATATTTACTCGGTTATATGGCGAAGAAACTGATTCAGACCAGTCTAGGCTGGTTACCACCTGATGACCGTGATTCATATTTGAATAAACGTATCGAACTCACTGGAACTTTATTAAATAACCTATTCCGTAATTATTTCAATAAATTAGTAAAAGAAATGCAAAAACAAATTGTACGTGAAATAAACACCGGTTCTTGGCGTTCATCGGAAGATTATGAAAACATTATCAATATGACCAATATCTATAAAATTATGAAATCAACCACGATTGAAAACGGTATTAACCGAGCCCTTGCTACTGGTGATTTTAGTATCAAACAATCAAACAGTAGTAAAGTCGGTGTCGCACAAGTTTTAAATCGTTTGACTTATCTTTCAAGTTTAAGTCATTTACGTAGAATCAATACTCCGCTAGAAAAAAGTGGTGAATTAATTGCTCCTCGTAAATTACATAACACGACGTGGGGATTCTTATGTTTAACAGGAGATACTGAAGTTTTGATGTCTGATGGTTTCACAACAAAACTAATTAAAAATATGATGGACGGGGACTACGTAAATACAGTAAATCCAAATACATTACTAGATGAACCATCTGAAATTCATTCATTCTTTTCAAAAATGCCTGATAAATTATTCGAAATAACTACTTATGGTGGTAAGAAAATAAAAGCAACTGCTAATCATCCATTCCTTATTAACAATGATGGTAAATACGAATGGAAAAATTTGGAAGATTTAAAAATAAATGAAAAGGTTATATTACATCATACTGCAAAAGATGTTGAACAATATGAAAAGTTACATAACGGTTGTGTAAGTGTTCCTATATTGTCTATAAATGAGATTGAACCCGAATTAGTCTATGATTTTACAACTAGAAGTGATAATCATTCCTTTGTCGCTTCATCATTCGTTACCCACAATTGTCCAGCGGAAACTCCGGAGGGCCAGTCCATTGGTGTAGTCAAAAATATTAGTTATATGACACATATCACTATCCCTACCAATAGTTCATCTCTTTATGAATATGTAAAACCTCATTTATTATATGTAGATAAGACACCAGCCAATGAATTATACGGAAAAGTAAAAGTATTCGTGAATGGTGCTTGGTTAGGAGTTACCGAGAATCCTACACTATTATATAATGATATGAAAGATAAAAAATACAAAGGCATTATCAATATATACACATCGATTGTATTCGACTATAAATTACTTGAAATACGTATTTGTAATGATGGTGGAAGACTCACCAGACCTGTATTAAAAGTACGTGACAACAAAGCCTTATTAGACAAATCAATTGTAGATATGGTTACTTCCAAAGAAATTTCTTGGAATGATTTATTGACCAATTGTAAATTAAATGAATCAGTCGTTGAATATATTGACCCGGAAGAACAAAATTATGCAATGATTGCTATGAAATGTAAAAACAATTATTTACAAGAAGAAGATTATAAATTTAATTATACCCATTGTGAAATTCATCCTAGTACTATTTTCGGAATATTAGCTTCTTGTATTCCATACCCTGAGCATAATCAAGCTCCAAGAAACACATATCAATCAGCGATGGCCAAACAAGCAATGGGTGTGTTTGCTACAAACTATGACCAACGTATGGATAAAACAGCTTATGTATTAAATTATCCTACTCGCCCATTAGTCGATACTCGAATTATGAATATGATTCAATTAAATAAGATTCCATCGGGCACACAAATTCACGTAGCGATTATGTCACATACTGGCTATAATCAAGAAGATAGTGTCTTAGTCAATAAAGGTTCCTTAGATAGAGGGTTATTCTTAGCTACTATATACCATACCGAAAAAGACGAAGATAAAAATATCATTCGTGATGAAATTATTCGTTGTAAGCCAGATCCTACCAAAACAAAAGGTATTAAATTTGGAAATTATGACAAATTGAATACACAAGGTTTCATTCCTGAAAATAGTTTAGTGGAAAACCGTGATGTTATCATTGCGAAAACGATTCCTATTAAAGAAAATCGAAATGACCCTACCAAAACTATTAAATATGAAGACCAAAGTAAAACATTCCGTACGACCGAAGAAACCTATATCGATAAGAATTATACTGGCCGTAATGGTGATGGTTATAATTTCGCCAAAGTGCGAGTTCGTACATTAAGAAAACCAGTGCTTGGTGATAAATTCAGCTCACGTCACGGGCAAAAAGGCACTTGTGGTAATATTATTCCAGAATGTGATATGCCTTTCACAAAAGATGGTATTCGCCCAGATATTATTATTAATCCACACGCTATTCCTTCTCGTATGACGATTGGACAATTAAAAGAAACCGTATTAGGTAAAGTGTTATTAGAATTAGGATTGTTTGGAGATGGCACGAGTTTTGGTAATTTGGATGTAAAGACTATTACGGAAGAACTACAAAAAGTTGGATATGAAAGTTATGGTAATGAATTATTATATAATGGTCTAACTGGAGAACAACTAGAAACCAATATATTTATCGGCCCTGTCTTTTACCAAAGATTGAAACATATGGTGAATGATAAACAACATAGTCGTTCTATCGGTCCAATGGTCAATTTGACTCGACAACCAGCTGAAGGCCGTAGTAGAGATGGTGGCTTCAGAATTGGTGAAATGGAACGTGATGTTATGATTGCACACGGTATGTCGAAGTTCTGTCGTGAAAGATTATATGATGTATCGGATAAATATAGTGTGCACGTATGTAAAAAATGCGGTATGATTGCATCGTTTAATGATGGTAATAAAAATCGAATGTATGCGACTGCCGATTTCACGATTCATTTATGTAAAAATTGTAATAATAAAACCGATTTCGCAAAAGTAGAAATACCTTATGCTTATAAACTAATGTCACAAGAATTACAAACTATCAATATTGTGCCACGTATCATTACTGAATAAATAATATATGTATCTAATATTTTTTATTGGTCTAAAAACAAAATAAAATATATTATTTATTACTAAGTAAACTAAAAATATGTCTATAAACGATATTGCTGAAATAAATGATATTCGCGCTCAATCCGAATTCAAAGGTATTTCTTTTTCAGGATATAAAAAAACCGAAGTTCGAAAACAATTTGTACAAAATTTATTAAAAGGTAAAATCGAACCTGCGTGTTATTGGTGTGCCGAACTTATTTGTGCGGGGCATTATACCGATATTTGGGAAAATATACTTCATTATTTTGGTAAACATATTCATTTAGGTAATCCAAAAATAGCGATTTATTTACAAATGCGATTCGAAGTTTTCAAAAATATTATGTCACAAGGCCATTTCATTAGTGAATTGGATTTACGTAATAACCCCAATATGCGAAAACTGTTTGCCGAGATTATTAGCACCATCGCTACCTCGAATAAAAAACATAGTTTCGAAGCCCTTAAAATCAATCGTGAAGAAGAATTTGATATGACCCAGATGACCGAGCGATTGAAAGCGCCGAATGTTAAATTCATCGAACCTATTTTCAAAAAAGATGACCCCAAAGAATTATTTATCGCAGTCAATGAATTCGCATATAATATTTCTCAAGAACGTAAAAATATGTTATCGGCTTGTTATTGGATTGAATGGATGGTTGATTTTGATGCTATTTGTAAAAAAAGAAAACAACCTTGTTTCTGTGAAGCCCGACCTTTTGTGAAAGTGGAAAAAAAATATTCCAAAGATATTATTTGGATTTTATGTGATGCCTTGATCTATTATGCTTCACTTACCAAAAATGAATTTATTATAAAACTTATGAAAGCCATTATCGATATTTTTTCAATTAAATATACCACTGCATCTTGTAAAAAACGTCGATATTTGTTATATTTTGCAGTCGAAATATTATGTGAGCCAGTTCCAATCAATATTGAACTAATGACAAATAAGGAGGTGGTACAGAACGTAGTTGAAAAAATAAATAGTGTGTATAAACAAATCAAGAAAAATGAACATAGTCCAAACACTGACTATTTGTTTGCAAATATTGATAAACAAAATACGTTTGAACAATCTATGAAAAAAATGGAATTATTGAATTCAATGGACTTTATGAATAGAAAATAATTTATCTAGTTATTATAGATGCCTAGTATAAATCGAATTACACCAAATAAAACAAACATTTCAAAACCTTTTCCTATATTATCCGATGACAATGATTCTGAAGATAGAAATCATAAAATCATTGGAATAGGCTCTTATGGGTGTGTTCATAAACCTAGTCTTCGTTGCAAAACCAGAAAAGTAAAAACGTATAAAGATAAAATCTCCAAATTTATGCTTAACACTCACGCCAAAACCGAAATGAAAGAATATAAAACTATCCAATCTGCTGACCCTAAACATAAACTTTATTTAGGAAAACCTATAAAATGTTCTCCCAGCAATGATAAGGATAACTCATACGCTATACGTAAATGTGGCTTCGGTAGTTGGGCATCGAATACACATTCTCTATTGGTAATGGGTGATGGTGGTGAAAATCTATCGGATTTCGCCAATCGTTTTAAAAAAAATCCCAAAATCCCTGTAAATACAGAAAGGATGGAATTATTCTGGATTGAAGCACAACGTATTCTATACGGATTAACAGTTTTTTTACAAAATGATATTGTACATCACGATTTAAAAGCTCAAAATATTGTATATAATGAAGAAAATAATCGTATTAATTTTATCGATTTTGGCCTAATGACTTCTAGAAAAAAAATCATTGATGAATGTAAAAACTCAAAATATGGATTTGCTATATCACATTGGTCTTTTCCATTTGAACTTCATCTAATGAATAAGAAGAGTTTCGATAAAGTGGCTAGTTGGAATCGTGCCAAAAAAGAGGAATTTATTGCAAATTTTCTACAAAATCAAATTATTAATGGTAAAGGAAATAGCTGCAGATACTTTTTTTCTGAATTATTTGGTGATTTCGAAAAATCCATTCAAAAAGAAAATATAAAAATTATTGTAAATGATTTCAAAGATTTTTTATTAGATGATTTTATAAACTATGAGTATACCCTCAATAAATGTGTAAATACTATCGATATATATGGCGTTGGTATTGGATTTACAAAAGTATTATCAAACACTGCAGACTTTATTAATGCCGCACTAGCAAATGATTTAAGCGAATTTTTTGCCACATTCATTACTAATCATTTACCTAGTAGAGTTGAACCATTGGAAGCATTGCATCAATATGAAGAAATATTAAAAAAACACGGGTTACTAACCAAATATAATAAACATTTCGAGAATCATATTTTACAAGATAACCAAGAAAAAAAAACGAAACTAGATAAAAAAATCGATAAAATAAAAAATATCGAGCTGGGTTTGACACCACAAGAAGAAGCCAAACTTTATTTACCACCTACTGATAAAATATGCCCCGAAGGTAAAGAGTTAAACCCATTTACGAACCGCTGCGTTAAACTATGCAAAGATGACCAAATTCGTAATGAAAAATTCCGCTGTGTGAAAAATAAAACCAGAAAGAATAAAAACTAATAATATTTATTATTCTATAGAAAAAATATTATTTTACTTCAATTGAGCAATGCCATTGGTTACGCCATCTACCGAATACCAAAAATTATCATTGTTATCATTTACTATAACAAAACAGCTATCATTAAATGTTATTTTTAATTCTCCTTCTACGTTATCACTTGGGTATTGATAAGATATGCTTATAAACATTTTTTTATCAATTTCATGACCGTGATTATCATTTACGTATTGACTTCCATTCGCATCTGAATACATACTTATATAAATACGGTCGCCTTTTAAGATGATACTATTAATATCAGCAAGTATTTGTTGGTATAAAGAGCTATTGATTTTAATCATTATATATTATACTTAAATATAATATATATATGCATTGAACGAATTACGCTAAAGAATTTAATTGTTCGTCGATTTATACCAGCAAACGTTTAAAATGATGAACCGAATGAACCACCTAAAACACTATTGGCAGCCATTGGTCCCATCATACTGGCATACTCTGGCATTTGATTTCCTCCTTGCATATGCATTCCTTCCATTAATGAATTTTGTCTAGTGGTCGCAACTGGTGCTGGTGGAAACATTCCAGTTTGCATTTGAGAATTATCTAAATAATCAGCTTGACTTGCGGAATGTTGTGCAACTGGTTGGCTGAAACGTACATTTTTCTTAACATTCGCTTTTGGGTCACTTGAGCCATTCCATAATTCTAATGCACGATCAACTAATATATTCACCTTAATTCCTATTTTGGTTTGAATACTTAACACTATTACTAAAAATGCTAAAATAACATTGGTTAAGGTTAAGTCTTCGTATTTGAATCCACTATAGGTTGGTAAATAGGTGATCATTCTATGGATCAAAATAATACCACAAAACATTATCACTAACTGTATCAATATTTCTGCTAAAAGTTCTATAGAAGAATTTTCAGTATCCGCCTCTGGAATAAATCGTTGAATTGTTTTGTTTAATATAATAATTGGGATTACGCCTAAACAAGCATATTGAACTACATTTAAGATTTCTGCTTTTCCTTCTTCTGTTGTGGAAAATATATGATTAAATAAACTTTTTTTATGTATATCTTTTGTTTCTTGTAAAATATCCATTATCTATAAACTTATATAGATTTTACTTAGAAAATATAATAGAGGTTTCATAATACTATATATATTCAAGATGTCACATCCTGAAACACAATATTTACAACTTGTGCGAGATATTATAGAAAATGGTTTCGTAGAAAATACTCGTAATGGTATAACAAAATCTATTTTCGGCTATTCTATGCGATTCTCTCTGAAAGATGGAACGATTCCTCTACTTACTACTAAAAAAGTGGCTTGGAAAACTTGTCTTCACGAATTAATGTGGTTTATTAAAGGTTCCACTGATAATCGAGAACTTCTTAAAAAAGGTGTTCACATTTGGGATGGTAATTCCAGTCGTGAATTCTTAGATAGTCGAGGTCTTGACTATGCCGAAGGTGATTTGGGGCCTATTTATGGTCATCAATGGAGACATTTTAACGCCAAATACGAGAACTTTAACACCGATTATACCGGACAAGGCGTCGACCAACTTCAAAATATTATCAATGATTTGAAAGACCCTGCAAAACGAACTTCTCGTCGTCTCATAATGTCCGCGTGGAACCCTTGCCAGCTCGATGAAATGGCTTTACCTCCGTGCCACGTTCTCGTTCAATTCAATGTCCACGGCGGAAACCAATTAAGCTGTGCTTTATATCAGCGTTCCAACGACATCGCGCTGGGGACGAGCATAAACATCGCATCATATAGTTTCCTTACGCATTTACTAGCCAAACATTGTGGATTAGAAGCCCACGAATTTGTATATTTCAAAGGAAACTGTCATCTATACGAAGACCATATTGAACCTATAAAAGAACAATTACATCGAGAACCATATCCATTTCCAACTGTATCTATTAAACAAATTCGTGAAAATATTAATGACTATACCATCGAAGATTTTGAAATACATAATTATCAACATCATCCACAAATAAAATTTAAGATGGTTGCATAAAATATGTATTTATAACCATAATATCAAATTCGCACTATTGAACATTTTAAAAAGAACAAAAATAAATTAAAGATTATATTATTGTTTTATATAATGCGAATTAAATTAAGTGAAAAATTTAATGAAGAAAGAGAACAAATATGTATAGAACTTATTAACTTTCTAGAATTAGATGATGATAATTCATTTTTGTTAAACGAATTAGATGATAACATAATAAAGCAAAATAAAATATTAGAAATGAAAGAAAAAATAAAAAAATATTTTACAGTTAGCAATATATCTTCATTCAAACCAAACTTTGAATGTAAAAGACCTTATCTTAATATTGTTAGAAGCATATTAAGGCAACAAAATTATAATATAGAAAATATTGACTTTTGGATTAAATATGAAAATGGATTTATGAAAAGAACTATTAAATATAGAATATTTAGGTAAATTAATATTTGTTCGTTAAATTACCTAAAAATAATATCTTTAGATATTATATATAATGGAAAATAAACAATCAACGATTGGAGTCTATAAAATATCTAATCTGTTATCGGGTAAATATTATATTGGTTATTCAACTAATGTAGATAAACGCATCAAAAGGCATAAACACGAACTACAAAATAAATGTCATCATAATATATTTTTACAAAGAGCATATAATTTGGATGGCGAACATAATTTTCAATATGATATAATTCATTTTTGCGATAATAAAGATGATGCAAAAGAGATTGAATTAAATTATTTAACTGATTTAACCATTCGTGAAAGCTTGTATAACTTACATTATAATAATAGTGGCGGTGACCTATTAACAAACCATCCAGAAAAGGAAAAAATTAGAGAAAAAATTTTAAAATCTCAACTTGAAACTTTGAGTAAAATGACTCCAGATGAACGAAAACAAAAATATGGTAAATTCGGTGAAAGAAATGGAATGTATGGTAAAACTCGAACTGAAATTATACAAAAATTGTCTGAAATAAATAAGGGAAAAGCTTTCTTCAAAGGTTGTAAGCATACAGAAGAAACAAAACAAAAATGGCGTGAAATAAGAAAAAATAAAAATCTTGGCAAAGATAATCATTTTTTCGGAAAACATCATTCAGAAGAAACAAAACAATTGCTTAGAGAAAAAAATAAAGGACAAGTGCCACCAAATAGGCATAAAGTATGTATAGATGGAATAAGTTATGTATCTGTAGCAGAAGCATCCAAACAATTAGGAATATGTAGTCCAACAATACTATGGAGACTTAAATCAAAAAATCCAAAATTCGATGGTTATAAATATGATAACGAAGTAGATAACGCTACGGAATTGCCACAAATTGAATAATGAAACAATATAATATTTATCTTTTCTTATAACCCATTGAACTTATTGGAAAAATAAATAATATTTGTCATTAACTATATAAAAATTTACTTATGTACTTTTATATAGTATGAGTAACTCCAACGCATCTGCCAAAAAAAGAAGAGCTCCACAATCGCTCGAAAATACCCCTCCTCCTGCTCCGATTTCTACCCGTCAACCAGCATCGAATAATACTACCATTCAGTCTAACAACGCTTTAACTTTACCACAAGTCATCGCATTATTTGATTCTAGACTTGTAAAATTAGAAAAAGCAGCAAATGAACCCAAAAATATAGTGTCAAATAAAGAATCTGGCGTCGAATTAAATGAAGACATTTTAAATGAAATCAATAGTCGTTTTGAATTATTAGCTGAAGAAATTAGTAATATTAAAGATATTGTTTTAAAACTACAATCATACACCATGGATGTGAATAAAACACTACTTGAAGAAAGAATTAATGTCTTCTCCGATTTAGGTAATAGTCAACAATTCTCCAATATCGAAAATATTGTTTTAGAAGAAGCTGATAAAAAAATCGAAATGCAAAATAATATATAACATGAAAAATATATAAAATTATATTTTCTTTCTTACTTATATGTCCGATAAAAAATTTTTAAACGAAATTAATAGACTCAAAAACGAGTTCTATACAAAACAACAAAAAAATATATTTTTTAATTCTAAACAAAAAAATGAATGTGCTAGTATGATTTCGAATTCATTAAATCTTGATCAATTAATGCAACAAACCTTTGTTTTAATACCAAATACCAATAGAGTTTATATTAATTATGAATTATTTAAAACATTTGTAAATCCAGATATATATCAATATATTATTACCTATATTCATAATCTATTTACCTATTGTATTAATACGTATGGTACATATAGTGTACATTTTAATATGAACTCATTTACCGTTTCTGCCGCACATCGTTATAAAGATTTGATTACGATGTATAATAATGAATGTATAAAATCTAATTCTAGATTAGCAGAGAAAATTAACAATTTTATTATATATAATACTCCAAATGTCATTGAAAATATCGCTATTTTATTAAGTCCTCTCATTGAAAGTAATGTAAGAGAACGTATCATATTATATAATAAAACCGATAGTGCAAAAATATTTAATGAATTTCTTATAAATAATAATTTACAAAATTGAAACATAAAGATTTACACATACTATAATATAAATCTTTTTGAAAATGAATATCGTCATCAACAACCAAACCAAAATCGAAATCTTCACTAGTATTTTTCAACATATCAAATTATTTTCCGATAATGTAAATATTATGTTTGAAGAAGAACGCCTGTATTTACAAACGATGGATGGGTCTCGCGTATCTATTTTTGAACTTTATATTCCATCAACGTGGTTCGATACATATGAAAATAAAAATAATGCAAGTTTTAATGTTGGTCTCAATTCTACTATGTTGTTTAAAATTTTAAATACCCACGAAAAAGGTCAGAATATGAATATTCTTTACGATAATGATGATGATAAACTATGTATTACTTTCCATTGTGATGATAAAAATATTTTTGATAAAAATTTTGAAATACAATTGATCGATATTGATACAGAATTATTATGTATTCCTGATTTCGAAAGTCAAGCCGATATTTCTATTCCATCCAATAATTTCGCTACCATTATTAATCAATTGAAAATATTTGGGGATACATTGGATATCGATTGTTCCGAAGAAAAAATATTATTAACTTCCAATAGTCAAGAATCTGGTAAAATGTCCGTCGAAATTAATATCGACGATTTAGAATCTTTCGCTATCAATGATGGTGAAAAATTAAAATTATCGTTTGCCTTATCTTATTTACATAATATTTGTATGTATAATAAATTATCCAAAGATATCGAAATCAAACTTACACGTGAATATCCTATGAAAATCACTTATCATTTAATTGATAATGCAACGATGATATTCTACTTAGCACCCAAAATGAGCGATGACGACGAATAAACGCGGTTTATTATATATTTTCGCATAAATATAAAGTTTTTTTACAATTATCTATATTATGGAAAATAATTGTAAATTCGTTTCTAGTCGTGGTTTATTAAAATCTACGACAATTCATTCAATACATCCAATGTCTTCTTGTTCAAATGATTTTATGTATTTACTTAATATGCTGAATAATCCAACTTCAATGTTTAACGGGATGTCTATCTATATATGTAGTGACCTATTATATTTTTTCATACAAGAAATTTTACCCAAACTCTCTCACCAATTTTTTTTAGTTTCTGGTGATTCCGATATGATTATTCCATTGGAATCTTCTACACAAGAAATGTTTTACCAATTAATTAATAGTCCATTCCTTATCAAATGGTTTTCACAAAACAATATTATTGCGAATCATCCCAAAATTATACAGTTACCCATTGGATTAGACTATCACACGATTAGTAATAATCCTTATTGTAATTGGAAATTAGTGAACGAAGGTAGTTCTCCACTCGAACAAGAAAACATTTTATTGGATATAATTAATACGATGAAACCCTTTTATGAAAGAAATATCAAAATCTTTGTTAATTTTTCGATACATAATGATAAATTTCATCAACGAAAAAAAGCTTTTGAAGAAATACCCCAAGAGTTAATGGATATGCAAATGGATTTTAGACCAAGAACACATATATGGAATAAAATTTCGGAATCGGCATTCGTACTTTCTCCTTTTGGTATGGGTATGGATTGTCACAGGACGTGGGAAGCATTAATCCTTGGTTCTATTCCTATTCTTTGCGATTGTCCTTTTACTCAAATGTTCGACGATTTACCCGTTTTAATCGTTAAAAAATGGTCAGATATCAATGCTAATTTACTAGATAAAACTATTGGTGAATTTCAGAAACGCACATTTAATTATAATAAATTAAATCTAAAATATTGGACGAATATCTTCTCCAAATAATTATTTTTTTTGTAGGACTACCGTAATATAATCATCTACGTCGACTGGTATTTTATCTATTTTGTAACTTTCTTTATATACTCGTTTGGTTTCATCGTGAAATGTTGCACCACTCTTTACACCCGTATCGTACATATCAAATTTTGGTTTTTTTGCTTTTTTATCACCTGCATTTGCTTCCAATGTTATATTAGTTGTGCCATCTTTGAATAACACGTGTGCTATATGATATGGAGCTTCATCCTGGTTTTGTATATTTTTCAATACATATGCATATGATTCACCTATAGCAGGATTGGCTCGTTCATTCTTTTCACTTTGTTTTGATTCTACTAAATGTGCTATTTTCATATTTTGTTCATCTGAATCGCCAAATAATAGCTTTGTACTTTTTTCACGTAAAACGCATTCTTTTCCTTTATAATTCGGATCGTCAATCGTTAAACCTTCTGCAAATTGTAAACAGTCATTTTTGAAACTTCTACTGACAAATGTATAACATAAATATCCTGGAGGTGCTTTCGTAGTAGGGTCATCACACACTATCAAATACGAATACTTCACTGGAAACGATTTCTTTATGAATATTTTTCCAGGCATATCATTTTGTCCATTTTTATCATAATGAATTTTGAAATTTTTATTACACGATGTTATATATCCAGATGGCGAAACATCATATGAGCACATAGTAATACGTATTATATAATATCAATATATAATATATAATATTTTCAATTTTACACTACACTATTTTCGGCGTAAATTTTTTTATTACATATATCGTATCTTCTTGTCCTGATTGACAATGTATTCCCGACATCGACCCTATTCCGTGTTTCAATATATTATCACTAGCAAATGATGGTATCACTACGTAATCTTCTGGTTTTTCTATGACATAATAACTATGTTCCGCATTTGGATGTATAATTCCTCTTATATTATTCAAATTTACATATCTTATGGGTAATCCCAAATGTTGTAGATTAAAATATATCGGGTCTAGTATAACAACATGATTTAATAATGCCCAAGTATGTGGGTTTGTCCAATCACTCTCTATTTCACACATACAACCATAAAATACTGAATTATCTTTTAAATTCAAACTCGACATATTATGCAATCTACTTTTATCTACCAAATAGAATCTTCCTCCAAATTTAAATACTATATTATCTTTTGTATTTTGATTTATAAAATCGATAACATTTACATCCCCCTCTATTGGGTCAAACCCCATTTCATCCTTGCTTATTTCTATAATACCCACATCTTCCAATCTATATTCCCTTGGCATATCTTGATCCTCATCTCCGAACTGGTCATATGTTCTTGTATCTACCGATTGTTGCTGTTGTTCGTGTAATCGTCTTAATTCTTCTCCTGCATTTATTTGTTCTTGTTGTCTCGATTCTATATTTTGTCTGAATTGTTGTTGAAATTGTTGTTGTCGTTGTTGCAATAATTCCATTTGCACACGTTGTTGTTCTCGTTGTCTTAATTCTTGTTGTTGTCTAAACTGTTGTTGTCTTCGGTCTTGGTATTCCCTTATTTGTTGTTCCTGTGTTTCTACTTGTTGAACTATCTCTACTTCCGCAGTATTCGGTTGTTGTGTTTCTTCTTTTTGGGGTGGTTCTGCTATATCGTTTTCTACTGGTCTTTGTTCGACTTCTATTGGTTGTTCTTCTAATTGTTGTTGAGGTTCTTCAAATATATTATGTGTTTCATTTATTTGTACGGTTGGCCATCCCCTACGTTTTGCTAGTTTATCATAAAAATGAAAAAAATTCATTATTTCTGGCATTAATGATGTAAAATATAATTTTCTTCCTAATATCGGCATATCTTTATGTTCGGTTACTGCGTGCATTATACCTTGTAAAAACACTTCGTATGTGATGTTTTTTTGTGGTTCTCTAAATAAATTTGATGTAAAATTCGACGATGACCATCTCGCTACTCTTAATACATTCTCATAATTATATTCTTCCGTCTTCATTCGATTCATAAACGTCGATATTAATAATAAATCACTTATAAAGCTTATATAATCTTCATAATTCAATATTCCATCTCCGTCATCATCATACAAATTGAATATTATTTGTAACATCCCTTCCAGTGCCGATTCTAATCTTACCTGACTATCATATATCTGTTTTAAAAATATTTCTTCATAATTATGAGATGACATTATATATATAATATATATAAAATTATATAACAATATTATTATTTTATTGTATAATGGAGAACATTAATGATGACGAATATATAGCAAAACTTATCGAAGAAGAACTATGGTTGAATGAGTTTCAAGCCAATGATTCATTTTATAGTGAAACTGATATAGAAATACATAAAAGAATGCAACAAGTTCACGACGTTGCTGATGAAATTCGACGCGATTATCAAATGCAATTACAAAAAGAAAATTTAGAACAAGAGGAAATCGAGCGAATCAAGCGAGAACAAGAACAATTAGAACGACAACAAATGAGGGAAGAACAAGACCGTATATATCGGGAAATGGTCGAACAAGACCGACTCGCCGAAATAAAACGCAATGAAATACCTGTTCCTCCTCCTCATTTCATATGTCCTATTACTAATACTATTATTGAAAATCCTTTATTTGATAGAGAACACGGAATCAATTACGAAAGAAAAGCATTATTAGAATACTTAAATCATAATCATTTAAACCATTTAGGTAAGCCTATCAATAAATCTTCTTTAGAAACAAATTTAACTCTAAAAACCGAAATTGCTCTATGGAAAAGGGAGAACCCACGATGGAATTCATAATTTTTCGTTCATAATAAATATAAAACTTTGGTATATCTATTATATAATGAATGTTCTCGTTAATATTATCATTTTTCTGATTGTATTATTTTTATACATTCATATTACGAATCAATTCAAAAAGAGTGAAGATTTAGAAATTTATGAGATGGATTATTCTACCAACATTCATTTACAAGAAGTATGTGATATAAAACAACCGATGTTATTCAATTATAATTCTATTCATCCAGAATTTTTCGAGAACATTACCATTGAGAACCTTTTAGAACAAGGTTCTCACGATATTAAAATAAAAGATACAAATGATTATTGGATTGAAGGTACTACAGCCGTGGATTACGTCGTTTTACCTTTCCAAAGTTCTCAAAATCTTATGAAATCTGATACAAAATCCAAATACTTTTCGGAGAACAATAACGATTTTATCCAAGATTCGGGTTTTATTAAGGATTTCAAAGAAAATGATGATTATTTAAAACCTGCTTTTACTATGTTCTCGAAATATGATATATTATTAGGTTCTAAAAATAATATAACACCGCTTCGTTATCATACCAACTATCGCTATTTTTTAGCAGTAAACTCGGGTAAAATAACCATCAAATTAACCCCTTGGAAATCCAGGAAATATTTACATCCTATCAAAGATTTCGAGAACTATGAATTTCGTTCTCCCATAAATATTTGGAATCCACAAAAACAATATCAAAATGATATGGATAAACTCAAATTTTTGGAATTTACGGTTCAACCTGGTTATATCGTTTATATTCCACCATTTTGGTGGTATTCTATCAAGTTCTCAAATCAGTCGGATTCTTTAGTTTCGGCATTTACCTATAACTCTATTATGAATTGTGTTTCTAATATTCCAAATTATGGATTATATTATTTACAACAAGCCAATATTAAAAAAAAAGTAACCAAAACTTTGGAAATAAAACCCGAAGACAAAACAGAAACCGAGAACATTATATAGATTTATTTACCACTATTTCTTTGAGAACATTTCTCTTTATTTTTTCAAAGAACTTTTCATCCTCTTCATTCGAACCACCCCCTAATGCCGCCTTATAATATTTTCGAAAATCTATATTATCTTGGGTATCTAAGTTGATACAATCTGGATGTTCATCTTTCCATTTATCATATATTAAGGAAATAAAAAATTAGTAAAATTATACCGAAATATTTTGTTATTATGAATGATACATAAAAGTATTTACATTGGACATTTATTTTTACTAACTTTTTATTTCCATTTTTATTTATCGTAACACTATAAATTTAATATTATAATATTTATATTCATATTATGCTATAAAAATATTAGACATTTTTTACTAATTTTACAGTTTCCATTTTAGTAAAAAAGTCAGTTTTATCGTAACATTTTTTTTATAATTAAATTAAATATTATTACCACAATCCATAATAATTATTATGTGGTTTCCATTTTAGTAAAAAAATTTCCATTTTAGTAACTTTTTGGAAACCATCATTTTAGTAATTTTTTCCGTTAAAAATGATGGTAACAACATTTTCAACGAAAAAATAGAATTTACAGCATTATGGTAACAATTGGTTTTTTGCATTTTTTCTCAAAATTTCTCAAATGGATTTTTCAAAATTGGACATTTATAAATGTCCTTTTTTACAAACCCCCGCCGACTTTTTTTTGAGAATTTTTTTCGGTTATGATAGAAATTTTTCTTCAATAATGATATATTTTTATACTACTATATTGTAGTTGACTGTATAATTTGGTATGAAATTATTTAATAATTACGATCAGTATTTGGTTTGAAAAATTTTTGTTAAGAAACAATAACGTTTATCATCTTGCGATAAATCGCAATGAAGGAAATTATTGTGATCATAAAAATCGCAAATGTATATTGTATGCTAAGGAGGATTTTACGATTTAATTTATATATATTATTATATATGCAACGATAAAATATAAAATATTTGTTTTGCGATTTTTATCATCACAAATGATTTCCAAAAATAGAAAAAATGGAAATTTTTTGGAAATCAAAAAATCGCAAGATAAAACGATATTTTATCCTTCGTTTTTTTATGCAAACAACATTTTCGTTTATTAAACAGATTTTACTGCATTATGATTTAAACTGACTTTTTGCATTTTTTCCCAAAATTTCTTAAAGGGATTTTTCAAAATTGGACATTTATAAATGTCCTTTTTTACAAACCCCCGCCGACTTTTTTTTGGGAATTTTTTTCGAGTATGATAGAACTTTTTCTTCAATAATGATATATTTTTATACTACTATAATGTAGTCATATGTATATTTTGATATCAAATTATTTATAATGTATTAAATAATTTTATGTTGATTTATTTATTACTATTTCTTTGAGAACATTTCTTTTGATTTTTTCAAAGAACTTTTCATCTTCTTCATTCGAACCACCACCCAAAGCCGCCTTATAATATTTTCGAAAATCTATATTATCTTGGGTATCTAAATTGATACAATCTGGGTGTTCATCTTTCCATTTTGCCAATTGTTGTAGATTCTTATTGGCCACTTGATTTACTACTTTACGAAATTTGGTCTTTTTATCATCTTCTTTTTCCCACACATTATCGTTTTTAATATAAAGGGTTTCTCTCTTTGCATCAGTACAATGCATGGGTCTTTTCGTAGTATCCACGCTATTCATCCGATTAATGATAATTTGAGTGATTCCTTCGATGAATCCAACTTTACCCGTGTTCTCAAAATCTTGGGTCGTTAATTGAAGTGAATTTACAAAATCAGTGATATTCATCGCATCTTTGCACGTTTCATTTAAGAAAACATTCAAATTAAATTGTTGATTTGTGGTATTATTTGTGGTATTATGAATAATAGACTGATTTTTTGATAATTCGATAATTTTATTGTTCTGTTCTATGACGGTATTTTGTAATTCACTTGTTTTTTCCATGAATGTATTTTGTAATTCTTTATTTTGTTCAATCATAAACTGTTGAATATCTTTACTTTGTTTAATAAATTCTATAAATAATTCATTTGATAAATTAGGTTGAATAGACGGATTATGTTGGTCGTTATTTATTTCTATATTATTTGTCGATTGACATCTTTTTTTATGTTTCCATAAACCACTATTTGATATGAATGATTTTTTACATTGATTACAATAATGTAATGTAGAATCAATATTATTGCGAGAATTTATTTCCATAGATTTCCGTTTATGTTTGCTTGTCAAACAATGTTTATTATAATCGAATATATTCGATGTATAATATTGGCAATTTATACAATTATATTTATTGGTACTGATGATTTGCGATTTTTTTCCTAAATCATCTCCTTTATCGCAATTCTCATTTTCGAATAGTGGTGTTTGACAATTATTTATTATTTGTTCACTTGGTTGTGAATCATATTTTTGTTTTAAGTTTATATTTTTAGTCATATAATATAAGGAAATATATAAATCGCAAATAATTCAACGAACGGTCATTTTAATCGTTTACATATTTTATGTGAAATATCAAATTTATATTTTTCGAAAATTATAAATCGATAAAATACCGTTTTGGACATTTTTTATATAAATCGATAAAATGCCCCTCGTGGTATATTATAAGCATTTATCGTTTTGCGATAAATCGCAACGATGGAAATTTTTGTTAGCATAAAAATCGCAAATGTAAAATTATGCTAAGGGGGCTTTTTACAATTAAAAATAAAATCCTTATTATAATCAAACCTTCAACTATTAAAATACCCATTTTGCGATTTTTATCGTAACAAATGATTTCCAAAAATGGAAAAAATGGAAATTTTTTGGAAATCAAAAAATCGCAAGATAAAATGATATTTTAACCGTCGTTTTTTTATGCAAACAACTATTTTAGTCATTAGAACGAAAAATAAAGCATTATGCTTTAAATCGAATTTTTCATTTTTTTTCTCAAAATTTCTTAAAGGGATTTTTCAAAATTGGACATTTATAAATGTCCTTTTTTACAAACCCCCGCCGACTTTTTTTTGGGAATTTTTTTTGGTTATGATAGAAATATTTTTCCTTTTATAAATCAATGTTTCTCTACTATAATGTAGACGAGTACATATTTTGATATAAAAATATCTACAACACCTAACAGAATAAATTATTTTGTAAAATTGATTTGTAGATAAAACTTATTATATATCCATAAGATATAAGAATGAATTATGGAGCATTTAATAATGATAATGAATTTCCAAGAAAAATACCAGATGAACCAGTGAATAAATACCATACCAATGTTTCTTTATTTATAGAATCTCTTAGTGGTGCATTCCGTAAAGATAAAAAATATTTGTTTGGGTTAGTCATCGGACTATTCTTTATCGCCACTTTACCATTTAATATTTCATTTATGATGACGAACATCAATGGAACAACCGATACAAATCTAGTTGAACTCGCGAATCAACCCATCATCACCGCAATGAAAACCACTACGAGTAAGCCCACTGCATATCCTACTTATTTAAATACCGACGATGATACTTATACCGATTATTACGACCAATTCGATTTAAGATTCACAACTTTTCGCGATGGTTACGATACGTTATCTTATTTCTTACCAAATGCGAGTGATATTTATACCTATAAAATATTAAAACCATATACTGGTGTAGTAGAACCATATGCAGATATGTTTATATCGATTACTGCGACGGGTGATGATGATTCGAAAAAACAATATACTCATAAATATACTATTTGTGATGAAGATAATAATTGTCATGAAGGTGACGTCGACAATTCATCGTTTACTTATGAATGTGACCCATTAAATGATGAATATACTATCACAGTGAAACAATATAATCCATTCAATGGTGAATATACTGGTAGAACGAGTGAAGGTAAATTATTATGTATGTATGTTAGACGTGAATTTAGGGCATTGACCGAAGCCGATTTGACCAAAACAATGGATGCAATGTATACTATGTGGACTACATTGGAAGATGATGGTAAATTAATATATGGAGATGATTATCACGATTATGTGTATTTATTGGAATATCATTATTTTAATGCGGCGTGGAAAGATGCAGACCACGTACACGAAGGTAATGGTTTCTTAGCACAACACATAAAAATGTCAAATATATTTGAAAAAGCGATGCAAACGGTAGAACCATCGATATCCCTACCTTATTGGGATTACACTATAGAAACTGCCTATGGAATAAGTGTATGGGAATCGCCGATGTTTCAAGAAAATACATTTGGTTCGTTAGCTTTACCTAATAATTTGACGTGGGGGTGGTTATATGAAAGTAATAGTATAGATGATGGTAGAATACCCGATGGACGTTGGGTTGATGTAATGTCAGACGAAAATACCAAATATAGTGAATTATATTCGGCATACGGATATATGAGAGCACCGTGGAATATAAATCCGTCCAAATATATTACCCGCTACGTTTCGGTGGATAAAGATTTACCCAAATGCGATTCACATTATACGATGTTAGAATATAGTGAAATCGAAGACTTTTTACAACAAATACCCTATGCACCACACGCATCCACGCACGGTGTAGTAGGTGGAGTATTCGGATGTGATGCAATGAACGAATTACGTCAAAAAGGGTATATTATAGATATAGATGCACAGTTGAATTTATGTAAGAATTGGATATTTTATTTGAAGGAATTATATCGTGCGGACGTATTATATCCACCGACAGATTGTTCCAACACAAATGAAAATGGTGAATATTCGATAGAAAAAGATGACATAACGTGTAAATATGAATGTAGTCAGGAACGAATGGGAGTATTATCACTGATGTTGGAGCATAGTATATTAAATAGTGATTATGAATGTGTTCCGGTGGATGATATGCCGGATGGAGGATGGGATGCGTGGATCGAATTTATATGTCAAGGGGATGGAAGTAAGGTGTGTGGTGGCGACCATTTGGAGTCGGCATCACCGGCAGACCCATCGTTTTGGCCAATTCATCCAACTACGGAAAGATTATTACAAGTGAAATATATGTCAGGTGGTTTTACCACAGATGAATGGCCATCAGATGCGTCGAATGAATATGTATGTAATAAAGTATCGTGTTATAATTCGGCGACGAATGATTTTGATATATCGGATGAATGTTGTTATGGGCATTATCAATATGACCAGATGTATGATGCGACGAATAATGATAGAACTACTAAGGTAGGGCCGACAAATAATGATATACACGAATGGACAAACCCTACGAAAAGTTATTATGCAATGCCGTATATATATGATGGATTTACGTGGGAGCATTGTTTAGAAATGAATATAGATATGGATGAACTGATAACAGAATTATATCAAAAAAATGTGTTTAATGTATCGACACCAGATTCGGAGAAAGGATGGTGAAAGGTTTTAACCGACAGTGAAAAATAATGAAATACCCGATAGTGTAATATAATGAACAAGAAAAACCAGTAAATACTTTTTTCTCTCGATACAATATAGAAATGTTAAAGTGGGTAAAAGAATTATTAGTATCAACCATTGTATTATTTATATTAGACTACACATATATATCAATTAATCTACGTGCGTTCCAAGACCAAATTACTACTGTACAACGAGTTGTTATGCAATTAAAACCAGAAGGAGCTGTTATATGTTATATATTATTAATATTTGCGTTGAATTATTTTATTATTAAGAATAATCGTTCTATAATGGATGCTTTTGCGTTAGGTTTAGTAATTTATGGTGTATATGATTCGACCAATTATGCAATGTTAAAAAAATGGAATCCATATTTAGCTATAATGGACACATTATGGGGAGGTGTATTATTTGCTACAACCACGGCAATTACGTATAATGTGCTATAGATTTTTTACACATATGAGTTCATCGGCGTATTTTTTTCACATTCATATTGACGCCATATTTTTTACAAAAATCTTTGATTGATAATTGTACATCGTTATAATTACCAATGTTTATGGCTTGAATAGATAACGGTTGTTCATCCGTTTCATAATTATATAAATTATGAAATTCTTCTTCGAGGTCTTCGTTTTCAAAAACAATGGTTTTCTTATCGTGGTTTTGGGAACCTTTAAATTGTCGAATACGAAATTCCCATATAGGAGAACTATATGCATAATATAGCCAGTTCGATAAATATTGTGGTTGAATGTGAAAAGGAGTGGTTTTGAATAATTCTTTGACTTCATTACGAATTTTATATTTACAATGGTTTTGTAGGATAAAACGGGATTTATGTTGTTCGTGAATAATATTTTCATAAGGTTTGGTATCAATCATAGTGATTAAATATTTACCAGGAACAATTTCACTGGAAATAGGGTTATCGCATTTGATAGAGAAATATTGTTCCATGAATTGAGTGAGATTATAATTACGAATGGCCATATTCCAAATCATTACACCGAGAATCCAATGTTTATCATTATCGTTTTCATATTCGGCAAATAAGCCGAGAATATAATTATTGAATTTGTTGGTATTGGTGGATAAATATAATTTTTCGTGAATATTGACAACGTATTGCACAGTGTCGTATGTAAATCCTGAATAATAGAGTTCATACCCCCAGAATAAAGCTTCTCTTACATTATGTTCGAGAAGAGCTAGTAATAAGGAGTGACAAACTTGTTCTTTGGGGTATAAATAGCGTGTAAAGATTAATTCGCTGAATTCATCACAAGAATCTGGTGCAGGGTTGGGTGTAAATGTATTTTCTAGAGTATGTTCGGTCATATTTGATAATAATAAATTTATATTTATTATTATAGTTGTTCAATTTTACACAAGTTCTATCTATGTATAATGGGTTGGTTATTCTAATTACGATTTTTACGAGATTTATGAGTACGAATGTTTTTTCTAGAGTATTTTTTTGATTTACGTAGGGATTTACTACGACCACCTTTCATCGGATTTTCAATAGCATTTTTACAGTCATCTGTCAAGGCGTATAGTAACCATTTTTCAGTTTTATCATAGTTGTAATTACTTATAAAACGACCATTTTGAATTGGTTTATGCATTTTGTTCGTCGCTATGGTATATTCTCCTTGGTCTTCTTTATCGTTGATATTTAGACTCATAGTAGTTGTAATTTTTATATTATTATTCCAAAGGTCGGTGAAAGTAATATTTACCTCGCTATTATTTTTCAAAAAATCTTGGAATTTGCTACTATATTTAGTTGCATTTCTAGTTTTGTATAAATCATCATTATTAGTAGTGTAACTACACGTGCCGATAAAAAAACCATCTATATGTTTAGAATTCAATAAATCATCTTTTGCATAAATAATATATTTAATTTGGTTGGCCTTGGTATCGCGAATAAATCCAGAATATTTGTTATTATTTATCATTTCATTACCTATATAGTTTAATATATTATTGATTATGCTATTATTGTTTTGTATAGATTCGCAAGAGGGTGGAATTATTTTCGTTTTGCTAAAAAAACCTTTATCGTACTTAACAAAGTTGTTTTTGTATGAACCGTCATTGAACCGCGGTAAATCTATCTTATATGTTGGGTTGCTTGTAGCTGAAACTGAACTACGATTACTGTTAGATGTTGTTACTGAAGCAGTTGGTGACGCCTTGATATTTGTATTACTAGCATTATTTGTTTTACTCAAATTTTCTTTAGTTAGCATAGATTTAGTTAGCATAGATCTAATTATTTATATATTATACCTATATAAAATTGAAATTTGAGATATGTAAATAAACCCTAAATAAGAAATGACAATATCGTTATTAGAATACATACTAAATAACGATATCGAAAATATAAAAAACATACTAGAAAATGACCCCTACCAAATCAATCAAACGGATAGTTCGAATATTAGTATCTTTATGTATGCTGTAAGTAATTATACTAAATCAAATTCAGATGAAATTATCAATTATTTATTACAAAAAGGAGCCGATGTAAATACTAAAAATAGCGTAGGGGTTACCGCATTACATTATGCAATGGGGCTAAGAAATAGTAATATAATCAATATATTATTATATAATGGAGCAGATGTATATGCAGTGAACGATATGGGTGATACAATAGAAGATTATGCAAATATGTGGCGAAATTCGGAAGCATTGACTATTATACAAAAACATAAAGAAGATATCAAAACATTAGAAATACTCAATGAAATAAGTAAATCGAAACATAAATTAGCAAATATTCTAGAAATGTTACCGACGTGTATCGAAAGTTATTTATTACATAGACAACGACCGAACCGAACCATAAATTTACAAAAAGAGACCTTATAAAATCCGCACAAACCGCGGATTGACTTCAAAATAACGGTACTAATAAATCAAATAAGAATTGTGGTGTAAAAAGTACCATGAATTATTTTCTATATTTTTTTGTTTTATTGCGACGAAGAGTTTTTCGATGTTTTGTATTTTGATTATGTAGAGTAGTTCGTTTTCCTCCTTTTTTACTAGGATGTTGTGAAATCTTTTTGATACTTTTTGGTAATGCATCGGGGTCTCCAAATGCGTTGAAATAATCATCTGCTAATTTAGTAAGAGAATTACTACGCGACGCACTTCTTGAATGAGGTGAAGGAGTTCGAATGAGAGGCGATGGTGATTTGTTAGTTGTTTTGTTCATTATACAATAATTATAGAAAAAATTATAATAAATCGTTGGAATCATCGGTAAAAGAATGAATAAAGCGTTTATAAAAACTCTTATATGTATTTTGTAATTTATCGAATTTCATATTGAATTTTCCTTCCATATTACTAAATTCAATTGATTCAACGACAGCTTTGTCTTGTAACATAGTTTTCAACATAGTGTTTTTAGTAACGGCATCACCGAACTGATTTTCCCAAAAATTACGATACGTTTTTACGAATAATTTACTTTTTTTATCACCGATAGGTAAAGCGAAGGTGATGACGGTACTTACATAATCGCCGAAAATAACACGTGCAACTGTGGTATGTGGTAAAATAAATTCATTTTCGATCGTAAGATTGGTAACGCCGAATACTTTTCTAGCGATGGATTCTTCACCTGCTTCGTAGAAGTAGGTACTTTTATAATGATTGTGACCAACTAATTTGGGAGGGTCTTCTTTGATAGGATTTGGACGTTTAATATTTCCAAAAGAATGAACAAAGGCGATATGCATAATATCGAGAGAATTTTCACTGAGAATACGTGAATAACAGTTATATTTCATATCGAGATGAACGACGGAACAATTTTGAGCGACTTCAGGTTCTATATAAATATTATTATATTCGGGTGGTCTTTGAACGGTAATATTCTCCGAAAGATTAAAATAGTGAGTGTTCAAATAAACCCAACCATTTTTTTCAATGGTGTCATATTTGGTAACATCATAAATAGGTGAAGGTTGAAAGCAAATTCCTGGAACTTTGGTAAGAGTACCGTTTTCATTGAATTCATAGCCGTGGTAGGGGCAAACTACGTGGTCATTACATACTTTACCTGAAGATAATGCGGCACCTTTATGAGGACAAGCATCATCGAGAGCGATATATTTATTATCATCGTTTTTCCATAATACATAATTACGGTTCCAAACTTGAACTTTATAAGGTTTATTACGAACAAAATCTTTGGAAGTGCCCACGACATACCATTGTAAATCATATTTGGTTTGTTCAGTGAGTTCTTTATAATTTAGTTTGGGGAATTCAATGAGTTTGGAGGAAGGAAGAGAGTTTTTATCGGAAAACATTTTGGTGATAGATAAAGATAGTGATTCCACATTAGTAAATAAAAGTTGTGAAATATAGATTAAACTGATGAATAGCATTTTCATTTAGTAAATATAATAAATTATCTTTAAGTTATATATAATAATTTTATTTTATGAATCGTAAAAATGGAAAACAAGAAAAAAAATCAAGAAAGCATTGTAAGAAAGTGGGAGGAACGAAAGTGGGAGGAACTAGAAAAATGAAGCCAATGCCCAATAATAAAGATAAATCACATATGGTAAAAATATTTTTAGAAATATTGAATATGGTGAAGTTATATCATTGGAAAACGCATTCGTATGCCCAACATAAAGCAACAGATGAACTGTATTCGAAGTTGAATGAACATATTGATGAATTTGTGGAAGTATTGTTAGGAAAAGACGGTCAAAGGATCAAGATGATGGAAAAAAGAATCGAACTAATCGACCCCAATAATATAAAAGATTTTAAAACACGTATATATGAGTATCGTACATTTTTAACTGAATTCAATATGCATTTTGATAGTAAGCGTGATAGTGATTTATTAAGTTTGCGAGACCAATTATTAGCGGATATTAATCAGTTTTTATATTTATTGACTTTGTCTGCATAACATGATAGCATACCATATAATCCTGGCATTGTATTCAAACCATATGGATATCTACCGTGTAACTGAGAATAATATAACGAGGAAATACGGCATCGTTGTTTATAAATATTTTGTCGTTTTAATAAAATATTTCTCCAATGGCGTTGAATTAAACGTAGCCAAAATGTTTTTTTGATAATCGTATAGGTATCGTCAGGTAAGATCTGTAATTGCATAATATCGATTTTGGGTTGATTTACATAGATAATACTGAATTCGGAGAGGTAGGTAAGGATGGATTGGAAAGGGTGTTTGAAGAATATTTTGGATGAAACGGTATTTAATAATAAGAAATAGTGTTCAGGGCGAATAAGCTTACAGATACCGATATAATAATGATTATGTTGTTTGGGTATATCAACGGTTTCGGAATAGTATTCTTCATATAGGTAATCGTCATCAGAATCATATTCAATATCACTTGAATCGAAGTCATCTTGGTCGTCGTCGATATAGTCGATATACTCGATATCGTCTAACATTTTTAAATAATAAAATTATAAAGGCATATTAGTTAGTTGAGTTAGAAATAGAATGAGAATAATCAATTTTCTCGAACCAGAAAAAGTATAATAGATTTATATATGATGTTAGGTAAAAACGAACCATTTATTCAAGATTCGCCGAAAGATAAAAAAGAAAAAAAAGAGAATCCTGTACAATATTATGTGAAGTTTTCGTTTATGATTACTTATGTATTATTGATGACTACTGCAACCATTACCTTTATAGAAGCTATTCGAACACCTATTCCCGAGGTTCGTCATGTTCTCAATTTAGAGACTTGTATTTCGGTGGTCGCTGGATATTTTTATTCTATATTCGTAGGAAAAATAGAAGAGTATGGAAAGGTAGATAAAGTGATAGATTGGGCGGATATTACCCAAACCAGATACATAGATTGGGCGATAACCACACCGATGATGTTATTAACATTATCTATTGTGTTAGGTATGAATACCAAGACACGTATAGATATTACTACAATGTTATCTGTTATTGTATTGAATTATTTTATGTTGTATGTGGGATATTTAGGTGAAAGTAAAAAAATGGAGAGATTTACAGCAATGATAATAGGTTTTATAGCATTTATCGGTATGTTTGGAATTATATTTATAAAATTTGTGAAACCAAAGTACGTGTTTGATAATTATTTATTATATGGAATGTATTTATCGGTTTGGGGTGTGTATGGAATCGCATATATGTTTAATGAAGAGTATAAGAATATAACAATGAATATATTAGATTGTACTGCGAAATCTTTAATTGGATTAGGATTATGGATATATTACACAAAACTAATCAAACTGTATTAGACATAAAGACTTTGTGAAGTGGTAATATATTTTAATACTAGATTTTCTATTTGAGATAATTTATGTAAAAGATCGATTTGTCCGATTTGCTCACATACATTGGCGAGTTCTCTAGCAATCGTAACAATTTTCAACATACCTTTATTAAAATCCCCGACTGAAATGGATTTTTCGGCAATATCATTTTGAATAAAATATTTACATTCATGTTCATTGGAGCAATCACACCATTTCATAGCGAAATCAATCATATCGAAAATGAGCGAGTCTTCATAGTGAATGCCCGTATTGATTCCGACTTCGTGTTCTTTATTTTGATAGTAAAGATACATATTCTGAAGTTCTTTTATTTTACTTTGTAGGAAAGTATCTTCAGAGTGAGGAACCGTGAATTTTTCATCATCTGGAATTTTAATATCAGTGAAACAAGAGAATAAACCCACCAATTGCTTTATAGAAAACTCTATAAAATAATTATTATCAACCATAAGTTTGGCTATGATGAGCGGATGTATTTCGGCGATACCCGATGCAATGGTACCCAAATCAGTAAAAGAATAATGGTTGGTATCATCGATTCTGGAAATATACCCTTCGTCGAGTAAAATATCGGTAATATGTTTGGTTTTCGATTCGATATAAGATTGCATATATTTCAGATTATCGCATTGAGCCAAATAGTCTTCTTCTAATGCCAGAAATTCTCTTACTTTTTTCATATCATCTGCCAGGCTTCGATATTGGTCTTGTATAGATTTCATATCACGGTCGGCATCTTTACGTTTTTTATTGGTGAGTGTTTTAATGGTATCTTCTAATTTTTTATATTGAATACAGGTATCATATGGTGTTTTTATAGTTTGTATAAATGTCCGTTTATTATTGAGTTTTTCGGATATGGTATCAACATCGATACGTTTTTGATTCATATGCTGAGTCAATTCGTTTTGTACCATAGATTTTTCGGAAAAATGGTGAAAATCGGTCGTTTTCCCATTTTTAATGAGATTGAGAATGACTGGATACGAGATGTGGAATTTCGAAACCAGTTGTTGTGGTTTCCCTGAAAGGATTTGTTTATATTCGGATAAAGTGGGAAGTTGGAATAGATTATTGAGATGAATGACATTACCGATGGTATCAATGGAACGACGACCAGCTCTACCTGCCATTTGTGTATATTCGTGTGCATATAAATATCTCGAATTATTACCATCGAATTTGGTAAGGCTGGTAAAGATAGCGGTACGAATAGGGCAGTCGAGACCGATAGAGAAACTTTCGGTAGCAAATAAGAGTTTAATATATTTTTTGGAAATCATCAGTTCAACGATTTCTCTTAAGATGGATTGCATACCAGAGTGATGAATACCTATACCTTTTTCAAGTAATGATACGAGAGAGTTATATTCGGGTAATTCGAGGTACTCTTGGAAATTAGGTAATTTACGAATGATTTGTTCGCATTCACGGCGGATGGTATAAGGTACTTTACTATCGAATTCTAATAAGTTGGTGGTGATTTCTTTGGCGTATAATTCGACGTTTTTTCTAGAGAATACGAAAGCGATAGCGGGTAACATATCTTTATCACGTAGGTGTAGAAGACAATTATTTAAAACGTGTGAGCGTTTCATAAAGGTTTGTTTCATTTCGAAGAATTTAATCACTTTTGAAACGGTTTGAACATTGGTTTCATTGAATTTATTATTTGCACTATTGAGTTCTAAAAACGTGTTAGTATTATCACGAATGAATTTTTCGAGTTCTTTATCTTTAAGGCCTTTGAAAGAAGCTTCGGTTGTGGTTAAGTAAGCATAATGAGTGAGAGGAACGACACGATGAGTGGAGGAGGCTAGATAGACTATTTTATTTTCTGAAGAATCTTTACAGTCACTAGTTTCTTTACAGTCACTGGAATCTTTACAGTCAGAACCAGATGTTTCTTTGCCAAATCGTCCGCTCTCAATCCATTTTGCAAATCCCTCTGGATTATCAATAGTAGCCGATAACATAACCAATTGAATATTAGGAGGTAGCATCATTAATGTTTTTTCATAATTTTTACCACGTTCCAAGTCATTAATATAATGTATTTCATCAATAATGACACACGCTAATTCATTCTCTATATTGATATTAAAATCTAGATTTGCCTGTTTTTTTGCGCTATCATTTTTATCATAGCTGAAGAGGAAGTTCATTAATATTTCGGTAGTACAAATGACGACATCGGCATCGGAATTACAGGCGATATCACCGGTTCTTAGGCCGAATTTGATATAAGGATATTTATTGGTGAATTCATAATATTTTTGATTGGAAAGGGCTTTGATAGGAGAACAATAGAATAATTTTTTACCTTTATTTACAAAATATTGAATGGCAAATTCCGCCGGAAGGGTTTTACCAGAGCCGGTATGTGCAGTGATTAACGCATTATTACCTTCTACGATCGCTTCAATGGCGTGTTTTTGAAAAGGACTGAGTTCGTATGGAAAAACATCGAAATGTTCTTTATAGGTTGCTTCGTTTTCATAGGGGTAATCGGTAGAACAGATTTTAACCATTTTATTTTCGATTGGATGAGAGCTAGATATAACAATGGGCAAAAGATAATAAGAGAATCAATTTTCCAAGCGTAGAAAAATTGAATTTATGATAAATATATAAAAACAAAACAATATAGGTTCTATTAGAATGTCTTCCAAAGAAGGTGATACCGAATTAATTTGTGCTGTGCGTGAGCTTGATTATAATAAAGTTGAAAATTTAATAAATGAAGAAAAAGTTTTTATAAATGAAAAAGGTCGTTGGGGTAATACCGCGTTACATTATGCCTATAATCGTGGAAATATAAAAATCATATTATTATTATTGAAGAATGGAGCAAATCCGTATATTCAGCACGACTACGGAAAAACACCAGAAGATTATTCATTTATAGCAAGAAATACATATATAAAAAACGAATATGAAATAGAAGAAGCAAAGGCAGAATATATAAAAAGTGTTAAATTATCTCCAATACAAAAAATATGTAATATATTTGCGATGTTATTATACCAAATATTCGTAATAACGTCATTTCCAGGGGTTTTGTACAAATTCAATAATAAGTATATAAAAAGTTATACAATCAAGCAAATAATGACTGGAATGACCAGTGAATTATATAAATAAAAAATGTGTCTATAATTTTTTTATTTTCGATTGCGAATTCTATTAAGAATATTTGAATATTTAATAGTGGTAGAGTTATAAGTTTTACTTATTTCAGCAAAGCATTCATTTGCATATTCTACGATAGGGTCAATTTCATATAAAATGGAGGTGTCTAATGTATCATTTAAATGTAAATCTTCCCTGAAACGAAGTATGATGTCGCTAACAGTATTGATGAGTAGGGTGTAGATATTATTGATTTCTATTTTTTTAAGATTATTTTTTTCGCATTGTTGTAATTTGGTTTTGAAAACATTTTCATCAATCACTTTACGTAGATAGTCAATACGAAGTTGTTGATTTTTTTCGACATAATTGCGTTGTTGATTTTGGTTTGGGTCTAAATCAACGAATCGAATATGTATGATATTTCGGATGATGGAACCAGTGATATCAATGCTGGGTTTAGATAACCAATGGTTATTGAATTTACTAAGGAGTGTAGTGCGAATATCTTCATATGTACGATGGGTTAAATGGTGGTGACCGCCACAAGGAATATCACCAGGGTTACGAGGTACTTCACTACCATTTCTACGTAACCATTCGAAATAATGTGGATTATGTACTACTTGTTCGATTCTACCTGTACGCCAATTGAAGGCGGTATGACACTGAGTACACCACATCTGATCGCAATTTCGTACGACTGTAAAATCACTTAATAAAAATCGTTTGTTTTCATTTACTGACCAACCATAATATTTACCCCTTCCAATACTGTTTACAGTGATATTTGTATGAATATGAAAAGTATTTATAAATTTATAACCAAATAGATTTTGTTTAGAAGTTTCAGGAATATTTATATAATCTTGTATAACGATTTCGAAAATATCTTTATCACTAGATTCCGATGAAGACTCGTGTTGCATATTAATATCGACTGTACTATATTTTAATACCAAAGTGTGTTGGCTATTTACAATATAATTATCAGCATTATTTTGACATATTTCATATAATTCATCTTCACCTGAAACTAAATGTTCAACAATTCTTTTGGTACCGTCGTCACCTATTAATTCATCGCCAACTACAATATCTTGTGAATACTTTGTGCTTCCATTCCATAATAAGATAGGAACATTTTCGCCGAAACATCCGTCTATTTTAAAAATCCCCGTACGGCAATTGGGGCAAGGCTTGGTGTCATTGGCTAGAAGACGAGCAGTAGCTACATTATCTGGGTTACAGGTATGTTCGACATCACGGGTAAGGCCTTTTATTTCGTGGCAGTCGGGACAGGCCCACTTTTGACAAATACCGCATTTCCATTGACTACTAAGAAAGCCACGACAATCAGAATCGGGACAGGCGCGAACAAATTCCGCACGTTGAGTAGGAGCATTACGATTTCTATCTAGATTACGTATATCGGCTTCTAGTTCTCTACGACGAACATAAATTTGATTAATTTCATTATCAAGTAATCGAATCCTGTCACGAATTTCATCCTGTTTTATCATATTTTCGACGATGGGTTGAGTCGCAGGTAATAAAGCTTTTTCTTGTTCAAATAATAATTGTTCTCGACGGTTTTTGAGTTTCGTATTGATAAACTGATTCGTGAAATTATTACGAATGAACTGACGACTCCATTCACGACCACAAGAAGTATTCATACATTTAGGTACAGATTCATTGAGCATATAGGTTTCACAGCAGGTTCTACATGCTTCAAAAGAGCAAAACGTACATATGACGAGTTTTCGTGTGGTTTGATTCGGTTTATTATCGCAAATGATGCAGT